TTACTCATATACATTTACCTATTATTATTTTTGATATTTGTACGTCTACTCTGAGCGGCGTTACCCGCCTTTTTTCTGATCGTATTTGGTTTGTTATTTAATTTCATCTTATTTAGGTTTTTCGTGAGAGTGTTCGGTGTTTTTGGTTTTACAAACCTGACGAAATTTATGTTTCTTCTAAATAATGGTTGTCGTGTAAATGGATTTGAAACGATATTTCTGTTTGGGTCAAGACTGTATAAAGTGTTAATATTAGTGATATTAGTAGATGGTTTTTTCGTTTTTATCCAGTTTAGAAGTGAATTGTCAGTTAAGTACCTATTGTATCCGAGGTGTATGGCATTATTACCGACACTAAAATTATACCCAGATATAGGATCGTTACGATTAGTGTTTAGGGGTACGTTTTTACGTACTATAGGTCTAAGTGGTATATGTTCAAAACGTGTCGAACTATTCTTAGTAATATTTAATCCAGATCGATCAAGTGATCTTGGTATGATTCTAAGGTTTGGGTTACTATGTATATAAATGGCTTCCAGGTTTGGAAGACGACCGATCTCATCTGGTAACGAGGTTAACTTATTAAAGCCTAAAAAAATTATCTCGAGTTTTTTAAGCTTACCGATCTCTTTTGGTATCGATGTTAATTTATTAGCAGCCAATCCAAGTGCACGAAGTTTTTTAAGGTTACCGATTTGTCGTGGTACCGATTCTAAATTATTACTTGACAATTTAAGATCTCCAAGTTTTGTAAGTTTACCGATTGATTCTGGTAACGAGTTTAATATATTATTTTCCAAACCAAGCACCTGTAGATTTTTAAGGTTACCAATAGATGATGGTAACGAGTTTAAACGATTACCCTCCAACTCAAGTATCTGTAGATTTTTAAGGTTACCAATAGATGATGGTAACGAGTTTAAACTATTACCAACCATCGCAAGAAACTGTAGTTTTTTAAGGTTACCAATTTGTGATGGTATAGAAGTTATGTTATTACCACCGAAATCAAGATTCACAAGGTTTTTAAGGTTACCAATTTGTGGTGGTATTGAGGTTAAATTATTACCGTTCAAATAAAAATTCATAAGTTTTTTAAGGTTACCAATAGATGATGGTAAATTGGTTAAGTTTCTACGTGATATATCAAGGGATGTAATATTCATGTTCGTAACACCGAGGTTACGAAGTTCCTGAGGAACGTTGGATCTGGAGTTACTCATATACATTTATCTAATATTTTTATACCTAAGTAAAAATAGTTAAACTAATTAACTAAAATTAAAAATGAAATCTATTTATAAAACATGTATTGACGGTGAACTCGACGAATTAAAAAAACGTCGTAACGAAATTAATGAAATAATCGAAGAACTCCCAAAGGATGGTGATGATTTGAGAGAAGATGAAGACGATATAAGTTTTGCTATAGCATTCTGTAAAGATCACGATAAGGCTTTGGAAATGTATAAATACCTATACGAAAAGTGTGGGTATCCTAGACATTGTAAATATTACGCTATGGTCGGAGCAGCTGCATCAAGAAATGCAAAACTTATCAATTACATGTATAATAACCTCGAAAAAAACGAAAAATCATATTTTCTAGGTGATTTAGAGGACGAACTTGCGATGACGGACCATCCTAATCCAAATGTATTCATAGAATACGCTTTATTAGAATTAAACAATTAATAAACCTAAGTAGACTAAGTTGGTTCTTAAAATTAAAAAAAAGTAAAACAAATCATGAATACATTTGAATATTTACAAAATAAAGTCAGTGAGTTTTCTGGTAAGAAAAACATGTGGAAAGGGACCCGATTTGAAAAAGTACGCGATCTTACGTGTGACGAAGTCGGTCAGTTAGGAGAAGATTTAATATACTCAATTTGCACTAAAAATATAATCGAGTGTAAATGGGATAATAAAAAACTTTCGAGTTTAAACGATAATGGTAAAGTATATGACATGCTCATTGGCGAAAAGAAAATCGAAATTAAAACTGCGAGACTCGGGGAACATGGTTCATTTCAACACGAAAATCTTAGAAACACGGGAGAAAGTGATTTTTGGATATTTGTTGATATCGCACCGAACAGTATATATGTAACAGTTCTGAAAGATTTCGATTTATCTTTACAAAGAGAACACGCCACTCTCGGTAAAAAAGCTCATTTAAGAAAAAAGGCGTTCGATCAATACAAACTCGATTTTTCCCCTAAAACGATAAGCAATTGTATAAAAGCCGGTATTACGATCAAAATAACCGAAAACGACGATCTTTATAAAATTGGTAAATTTCTACGATCTAAAATTATAACTGAACCACTTGAATCAGAGATTCATGAATTGACGAAGTCCTTAAATTATAAGCTGAGTTTGTTGACATGAAACTCACTTCGTGCCATTTAATAGTATTTGCCTTTTTAATCATACCATCTACATCTTTATTAAAAACAATACCATACCCTCTACGCCCAGGTAAATCCTCAAATGATGTATACACCTTCATATTTTCTTTACCGAAACACGTCGATGGTAGATAAATATGACACTTCCCAATCATATTTTTATTCCGCGTCGATGAAACTGTACCACCGTCAGACATCGAGTATATTTTTAAATGCGTATCGTCCATCTCCCGGATCGTGTATTTCGGATTTTCTGTGTATTTAGACCATATTTGAAATACCCCGTTAACTTTCGTATGTTCTCCGTCGGGTGAATGAAACAGTCCTGATACTTTCTCACTAAATATGAGATTGTATTTCGATACCCTTTTCCGAGGAGATCCTTTACCATCACTCTCGAACAATTGAGGGAGTATCAGACACACGTAATCAGAAAAATCGTACGAGTGGTTTATAAAATTAAGTGCTAAATGCCCTCTCAAACCAAAAGGCGGATTACCGAAAACTATATGTTTTTGGTTTAAATCGTCCGGTTTCCACGTTAGGTAATCGCGTTTTATAACACCCGGGTATCTAGGTTCGATATCTATACCAATAGTATTCTTTGGTAAAACTTTCATAAAACTACCGTCTCCCGCAGATGGTTCTATAAACGTATATTTATTTATATCAATAGTAACGATTTCGTTAAACCTTTTCCAACACTTTTCTGCCATATCGTTTGGTGTAAAAAACTGGTCTTTCTGTTTATACGTAAAATGAGTATAATCTATATCCCTACCTAATACCTTATGTAAATCAAAAGTATAATTCAATGGGACGGAGCGTAATAAAATCCATCTGTTTATAGTACCATTAACTATATTTAGTTTTTTAGCTATATCAGATACAGAATGATCTTTGAGACATTCTTGGAGTAATTCATACGTCATGTATAATATTCTTATCGTATCTTTAACTATAATTTTAATGTAAGTTTATGGTAAGATGATAATCGCGTTACTTCTCATTATCATAAACGTGTATATATACACCAACACAAAACAAACAGATAAGGTAAAAGAAATACGGGAAAAGTATAGAATTCTCAGAGAACATATAAAAACCACAGGGCACGAGGAATTTGAAATTTTACGTCACGAAATACCATTAACAATGTATCACAGAACAAGGGGACACATTGGATACAATACGAATAAAGGTAACGAAATTGGGTTATGTTTAGATGGCGATACGAATGAAATATTCCACGTATTAATACACGAACTCGCACACTCAACAGTCGATGAGTATTCACATAGTAAAGAGTATTGGGCTAATTTTAAAAAATTAAGAGACATGTGCGTCCAACTCGGAATCTATAAAGAAATACCCAACAAAACACAATTTTGTGGTAAACACGTCCAGGATAAATAATCTAATGTAAATGTAATAATGTCAGCGACAAAAGTTGATTTAGCAAAAGCTATTTTATTATGGAACGGAATTCTATCTTTATCCAGTATACCACTACTCGCGAGTGAATACTGGTCTAATGTAATCTTTTTATTGATTGTTATACCTAACGTTTTGGGTATGATGCCAAGAGGCGGTAAAGTATGGGGTCGTCTTTCCCTGGATATGCCATTTCTTTTGGTATCGACTATACTAGGTTTACTTTTTACACTTGCAATTACAGAAACGAACGACAATGTGAAAGAAGACTTTGTTAGATATGGTAAAAATACACGGAGTACAGTAGCTGTTGTTGGACTTCGAGCATTAGGATTAACCATTGGTTTTATAATTGCTTATTTATTGTTTGGTGGTGATAAAATGTATTCCCACTTTAATTCTGATTAAGCGTATCTTTTATACAAAAAGAATGCTATGGCGGCGACTGCACCTGTCGAAGCCAAACCAACGGCACTTCGGTTCCCTTGATCGTTAAGGAATTGTGGTACGAAATTCGCGAGTTTTTCTTGAACTGGCTTACTAATCGCTATCGCAGTACAAACAGCGACCACGAGAGCTTGGAACTGGTCATCGGTTAAATTAAATGGATTTTCACTAGAAGTACTTTTTTTCGCTTCAGTTGGTTGTTGAAGACCCATCATTGGCGCCTGTGCCTGCGCCTGCGTCATTCTTGGATCAACAGCCATCATTGGTGGTTCTAAGGGTGCTTCTGGTTGCATAACATCTTGAATTGGAGTAGAGTCCATGGTACTTTGTTTAAAATCAATATTTTTTTCAGATACAATATTCGGCGGTTCTATAACGGGTGGTTGTTTATTTTCAATAAAATTAGTAGACATGTTATTATTTAATGCTACCATACCATCACTATTATCTGAAAGGTTTAAAGTCCTCACGTCGGTCGACATTTATATGTATAGAGTTTTTTGATTTTTTACGTTTACGCGTTAGCCTGAATATTTACCTGGATATGTAAATTATCAATAAAAGTATTACAATTACCAAAACTAATACATTTGTATGTATGTAATTGATAGTATCGATATCGTATCTTTCTAAAGCAGCTTTTGAAAATTGTTCTCTATATTCGTAATGTCCTGCATCACTACTTATTGCGTTATTGGTTTTTAATTTCGTTACGTCATCACCGTTTGGTTTCAAATAAATAGGTGTTTTATTATAATTTTTAATGTAAATTAAATTGAATAATATATCTTCACCATTCCACACTGGTTTAGCTTTCAGTGCAAAATCGTTCATCTTATTTTTTTCATTCATGAAATTTTTACACATCGTTTTATTTGTCATTAAAATTTGGGTTAATACAATTTGTTGATCATCTGGTGAAAAACTTTTAACCGAATACCCTTTGGATGCAGAAACATATCTTTTTTCTGAACCTATAACAACATTCGGATTCTTTTTATACTCTTTATACATTCGATTAACGTAATTTTCAGAAGGTAACATATCATCGTCAATTATTAAAATGCAATCGTTTTTTGCGTCACACGATCTCAAAAATCGTAAAGCGACACCTAAATTTGTGTTTAATTTTTCATCTTGGTAGTGTTTAACTATGTTAAACTCGGGTGTTTGAAAATATGTTTTACTATTACCATGGGATATGATAATTTCCGAAACCAATTTATAATTAACAAGTTTTGGTAATATATGGTCTATTATATTATCCGGTCGTTTCCAATTTAATATAACAACACTTATCATTTAATATAACAACTTAAAATAATTAACTCTTCAAGTTATAGTTAGGGTATAAACACCCAAACGCTTTTACAATTCTCGGTAAATCGTTTAACTTATCGTAATCACACATGTCTTCGTCAATGTAAATAGTTTTTGTGATGTGACAAACATCCACCATTATACGGTACCCTTCATCACTTTCACCTGATGAAAGTGGTGCTTTTTTTATTTCAGTGTACGGGGGTATTAGAGCTGGTGCTGGTAATGGGAATATATTTAATGCTGAATTTAATCGTCTAGAGAAAAGTCGTATCATTTCTTCTTAATAACTTTTAATGCAGTTGTTTTTTTAACTGTGTTTCTATCACCCATTTTCATATTACCATGTCTGGGATTAAACATCTTTTTGTGTGTATGCCAATACTGAGGCGCGCCTACCTTAAAATTTTTACGAAGTGTCGCTTTATACCAAAACACGCAGTCTTCTATTCGATTACTCTTAGACGTATTATCTAAAACTAAACATTCGTAATTTTCTGTACACGAATCCATTACTTTATTAAACATCTCGAATGTTGGAAAAATACCAAAGAACGATTTATACAATTTCTCCCGATTTTGAATTATATTTTCACGTAAAATAAACACGTAATCTACATTTGCTCGAAGAGCAGGGGGGAGATCCATACAATATTGCATAGTTAACATGAAAAATATCTTCCAGTGTCGTCCATTCATAAAACACTGTCTAATACACGTATCTTTCATGAACTTCGAATCGTACATACAATCATCTAATAACAGGAATGCCCCGCAATTTGATTTACCTGCACCGACCAACTTTCTTTGCCTTTCCATTACACGTTCTATAGCTTCTCTATCGTAATCGCCGTATATGAAAAGATCGGGTATATACTGTTGATAATAATGGTTACCTTCTTCTGTGGCGGATAAGACTATTCCTGCTGGTAAATGCTTCTTATGATAAAGGATATCAGTAACAAGCGTTGATTTACCCGTATTACGTTTACCTATAAAAACACAAACTTTATCGTCTGCCATGTTTTCAGGTTTGAACTTTCTCAATTGAAGATTCATCTACCATAACGCCTCGTTTTAATTTATAAAATTTTACTCACATAGAGTAAGAATGGCTGGTAAATTAAACCTTGCCGCCACTGGTATCCAGGACCAATGGCTTACTGGTGAACCCAAATTTTCATATTTCCTGATGAATTATAAACGACACACAAAATTTTCAATAGAAGCCATAGAAACTCCGTTTAATGGCGACCCCGATTTCGATGCTTCGTTCGAGTGTAACATACCAAGGAATAAGGGTGATCTGATTAGAAGTATGATGCTTAAATTTACTTTACCCAGACCTACAGCACCAGATAAAACATTTATAGTTTCGGAATCAGGTGGTGGTAAATTTTTGATCGATGGTGTCGAACAGGCAACACTTACACTTTATGAAGGTGCAACGTATACTTTCAACAACGCAAGTAATCAATATCACCCGTTTAGATTTGCTGCAGGATCACTCGAAGGTAACCCACCCGATGATTTACCACCTGTTGACGGTGTCGGTACTGATTACAGTTATAAGAGGTACACACCTTTGGATACATCAACACATTACGTGTATAAACTATGGTTAAATTCGACGAACCCCCCCGGCTGGGCTAATGCAGGGGCAATCAATACGATACGAGTTTTAAAAGTAGATCCATTTACCTGGTCTGATAATTATACAAGTGATACTGTCCCGACTGTTATCGATACTACAACGTACCCCGGTAAAGTATCTCTGATACAATCTAGTGGTAGTGAATTTTATAGATTTAGTGTACCACTGTTTGGAGATTATACAACAGGTGTTACGAACCCGAGTACACCTACTGTTACTTTTACACCGTCATATAGTTCGAGCACACCATCAACTTTATACTATTATTGTGAGAACCATCCCGGTATGGGTGGTCAAATAGACATTAAAATTATAAGTTACAGGGAATCTATAGCCGCTCAGATAATAGACTACGCCGATTTACGTATCGGTGGTCAAACTATCCAACGTTTAACGGGGGATTACATACACATGTATAACAATATACACAGTAACGAAGATGATATAAAACAAACACTTTACTTCTTATCTGCACACGGAAATTACATCAACGTAACACAGGACTGGGATTATAGTATTTTATTACCCTTTTACTTCTTAAGACATCCAAGTTTAGCACTTCCTGTATGTGCTCTAACTAAACAACAAGTTCAAATCGAATTAAAGTTTAAAAAAATGGAAGATGTTACTATATCATACACGAGATCTAATGGTACTATATCAGATACACCGTCGGGTGTTTCAACATCAATCAAAAAAGTATCGTTGGTTTCCGATTTCTTTTTCATAACCGAAAACGAAAAAAGTTTCTTATCGACACGACCAATCGAATACGTTATTACACAAATTCAAATGTCACAGTTTAAGTTTAACCCGGGTGTATCTAAAAAAGCAGGTATGTTAAATTTTAAACACCCGGTAAAAGAAATGTTTTTTGTAGCGATTAGTGACGATGTACATAAATACGAAACAATAAAACAAGTTACAATGAAATTTAACAATAATACAATCATCGACGCAGATACTTTAATGTTATGTTACGAACAACCATTAAAATATTACACGGGAATAACGAACGGTAATTTCGGTGTATATAGTTTTTCAATGAACCCCGAAACGTATTACCCTACGGGACAGGTTAATATGAGTAGAATCGCACACAATTTAATAGAAATAGAACTCGATACCCCAAACGCTAATTTTGGTCACAAAGTGTATGTATATGCAGTGAACTATAACGTTTTGAGAATAGAAAGCGGACTTGGTGGTTTAAAATTTTAGTGAGTTATACTAGTAATGGCTGGTCGTGTTCAATTAGAAATATCTGGTCCACAGGACGCCTTTTTTACGGATGATCCAGAATACACATACTTCGTAAAAAATTTTCAAAAACATACTAACTTTGCACCTTTTTTTAAAGATTTAGACGTGGAAGGTGAAATGGAATTTGGTAACACTATAAGGTGTACCATACCACAAGATCAAGGTGATCTTCTCAAAACCGTGAGTTTGAAATTTGAATTATCTAGCATACAACAAAACCTAGTGAGTTGGGCTACAGGATTAGGTTACGTCGAGTCTATAGGACACGCTATTATTGAGTATGCCGAAATATTAATTGGTGGTAAAATAATTCAAAGAATACCAAGTGATTTTTTAGCAATTTATTTCGATAATTACGTATCACATACAAAACAAGAAAACCTTGGTAAACTTATTGGCAAACCACCGGGTGAATTATCAGGTACACGATGTCGTCATCCAAGTATAGCAGGATATTTAGGAAACGCTACATCTAACCAAAAATTTTTCGTTGATATTCCTTTTTACTTTTACAATAATCCCGAACTTGCCATTCCGGTATTTGCGATAGATAAACAGGAAATTGAAATTGTTATTAAACTTAGAGAACGTAGTGATTGTATTATAGGGTATAAAACTTCAGATCCAGACTACGTATTTTATACAGGTGATCTTGTAACAACAAAAGGTCTCATTAAGGACATGAAAATAACGACCGAAATGGTGTCGTTAGTACAAGACGAAAAGGATAAGATAAAATCTAAAAAGATAAATTATGCAATTACACAAATTCAAGAAGTTAAGAATAGAATACCCCAAGATGCAAATAATAACAATTTAGTACATACAACGCACAGACTTGATTTTAAACATCCCGTAAAGGAACTCTTTTTTATAATACAAAGAATGAAAAAAACAGTGAACAGTTGGATGGTTACTAATTTTGATTACGATTCAGAACACCAAGTATATGATAACTTATATACGAATCAAGAGCATTTACAAAATCTTTCTTTAACATTGGACGATACCGATGTTATTAGTGGAGCATCCGGTGAGATTATAAATTTACGCGCGGTTCAAAGTGGTGTACACCATACGAGAACGCAACTTTGTAGGAGATATTATTCGTATAGTTTTGCCTTAGAACCTGAACGTTGGTACCCAACAGGTCAAGTCAATTTTAGTTTAATTAAAGACCAGATACTTAAACTTACAACATTACCAGATCAGGATCAAGAAAGAGAACTTAGAGTTTTGGCACAAAGTTATAATATACTCCAAGTGGAGAACGGTATTGCAAAATTACTCTACTAAAATGTCAATTCAAAAAGAAAATGAAGCAACTTTACTCCTACAGGAACAATTACAGGATTCTGCACTAGATGTTATACAACCAATTTTAGAAAAGGCAATGGTACTTGCAGCAGGGTACGCAAAGGCGTGTGGACGGGATACGCTTCTAGGTGAAGATATGGAATATGCCATGAAATACTGCGCCATGCACGAAGTTGGTAAGAAGTTAGGATCACACTTTCCAGAAATATACGAAGAAGACTCCGATAGTGACAATTTAGAAGATGAACTCGAAATTATCGATGAAGATGAAGAAGATATCGAATTCACAAGGTATTCAGGTCGTGAATACAAATATGTTAAAATAAACATGGCATACGACAATTGGAACGAATGGGCGCCGAAAAATCCGACAGAACAGATGTTAAAAAATGCTATAGATAGTAATGAACACTTCTAATTTAGATGGTTCTGATATCGAAACGAAGTATTTTAAAATAACGGGTGATAGTTCAGATAGTGAGAGTGAATTATCCGAATCAGATACCGAATCGGAAACCGAATCAGAATCTAGTAGTAGTTTATCAGGACACAATGGTAAAATCAAAATGCTTAGAGGATACTTAAAAAATACAAAAAAATACAAGAAGATTTTATTTGAGGATACTTTATTCCCAGAATAAAATCTATATTTATAGTATAAAAAATGTCTGCTCAAGAAACTGCTATGCTCGTCGCTCGTGAACTCGAAGGTCAATCCCTCAACGCCATTGTTGCGGGTTTCTCATTCGCCGCCGCCCTCTCGTGGGTCGATTTGGTGAGATGGGTCGTCAACCAAGTTGTCAAGGTTAACAAGAACGGTGGTATGAACTACACACTCACAGCCTTGTTTACGACTCTCTTGTCTATCTTCGTCTACTTGGCGATCTCCAGAGTGTCTTCCAAGGTCCAAAGACCACAACAACCAGTCTTCGCCATTACGAAGTAACTTTTTGGGGTTTTTTAATTATAAGTAATAAAAATATTCCCATGGAAACTAACAAAAATATAGATATAAATGCATCCCATTTATGACTATCCTCTTCTTCTTTTTCGAGGATATTCATAGGTGTTTTCAAAGACTCAGTCATGGTTTCTTCCGCAGTTTCTTCCGTAGTTAATCTAGGTATATTAACAAATTTATCAGTCGAACATGTAACAGCAAGTTTTAGTATATGATTTGCATTTCTAAAATTGTATGGTATTAAACGATTATTACTACTATAGTAAAATTGAACGCGTAACTTCGAAATCGTTTTGTGTTTACCCGAATCAAAATTGTGTTCTACCGCATCGTCCACGCCCGAATAATTTATAACGTCGCCGCACAAAAGTATCCGGCCGGTATAAAAAGGTAAATCTGAAAATATCGATTTATTAAAATCATCAGAACCGCTACTCAGTTTAACTATAATAGCATCTGCACCTTGTAAATTAATACTACCAGTTTCAAGTGTATATGGTGAAGTAGATGTAGAAAATACATTACTCGCGGTTAAACCTAACACATCGTGTGGCGTTGTTCTACCACTTACACTCGATTTATACCCGTTTGTACCATTGTAGAAATCAAAACTAAATTGGTTTGGACCCTCAAACGTTATAGCATTCGTATCTTTATCGTATGATGATGTAGTTAACATACCATTCGAATTAACAATAACATTAGAAGCTAAATCTTCACCGTCGTAGTTTCCGTTTGGTATTGTTATATCATAATTAGTAGATGAACTATTAATAGTGAACGTATTATTTCTATCGTTTACGAGATACTGACTATTATGAATACGCGCTGATATTAACGATATTTTACTAACATTGTAAATAGGAGTTTTTAAATTAACAACATAATCACTTGGATTAGGATAAGATACAGGGTCGCGTTCTCCACTATCTATATCTAAGGTATGTACCTTCATTAAAATAACGGAGTATTATTTTAATGAGAGTTTTAACTTAAGAATTCAAAAATAATTAACAAAGACTATGCGAAAGAGGGTTATTTTGGAGTTGTCTTTTAGCGACTGCCAAACCGGCCTGGGTAGTATTAGGATTGGCATTACCCTTATAAGCGTTGAATTGATGATAATCGTTATTTTTATAATGTTGAGTCCAACCACCGTCTGGTGAGTTCACTCGACCATCTATGCGCGTTGTATCCGAACGAACACTCGTAACCATACCACCTTGGTTAAGTGGATCGGCGCGAACATTCATACGACCTGGACCAGCTGCACGACCCGCCTTACCTCTTCTGTCATCTGGTCTAAATCCATACTTACTAAGTTCACCCGCTGTATATGCATCCCCATATACACGCTTTTCACCAATTTTAGAACCTGGAGAATTCAAGTAACCGTGACTGAATTTATGAATACCTGGTGCTGGGTTGTTTTGATATTGGTAAGCTTCCATATTACCATCCTTCTTGTTCCTCGTTGGTTCAGCAGCTCGTGTAAGTGCCGAAACTGTTCTTTTTGCCGAGGCTGTAGAAAGTGTATCGGTTCGAGAACCGGTTTCCGATCTGTTTGTTGTTCTTTTTGTTCGTTCGTGTTCAGCTCGTGTTGTTCTACCCGAAAAGCCTTGTGCTCTCCCACCCGCATTTGGAAGACGATCTGGGAGATATGCAGTTTTCTCTGGTCTATTGTGAGCCAATTCTCCTGCAATACCTCGTCGACCACCTTTACCGTCAAAGGCGGGACCACTTCTGCCTGGTAAAGTTGTCAATTTATACGCACCAACATTTTCTGGGTTAATACGGAAAAGTTGGTGATGTCCGCCCATAGCGGGTACATTTGGTCCAACACCGAGAGCGGGTCCTACATTTGTTCTTTCAACTGGTGAAAGGTTATTCATAATTCCTCCATCGTACATTCTATTTCTCATTTCCAAAACTTCACCACCCGACGATCTACCTTGTTGAGATATATCACCGAACGACGAAACTTCCGTTTTAGAGCTATATTCAGATTCAACTAGAGGTGAAGTTTGTCCTAAAAATTCATCTTCTATCATTAAATTTCTATCAGATTCTGGTCTAACGTCAACTTGGTCTACTATCTGAGAACCTTGAAGAGTATATTGTTCTTCTGAGTTTTTACTAAGTTTACGACCGGCATAAACTAATCCTGCTATAGCAAAAATCGATAATGGGTCAGCCATTCTTATTTCTTATTAACATTTTTATTCATGTACCTTTTACCAAACATACCATTTTGTACATCGGCTCGTGTACTCGCAGGTTCATAGCTTTGAGTTCTGAGTGGAACTTTACACTCGACATGTTGAAGTGGGTGGAAATTCTTTTCATAAGTCTTCGCTAAAACCTTGTTAAATCGTGTAGTTGATTGTGGACGAAGCGCATCGCTCACTTCTATATGTTGAGCTGGAGACCCTTTACCTGCCATATATGGAGCAGTTCCATATAACATGGTATTTGGTCTCGCAGAACCATAATTCAATGTACTGGGCTGAGGATATACAAAAACCTCTTCAGTTGCACATGTATTTGGGATAGCTTTATCTTGGACTATTTTCAATCCTGGTTGGAGTTGGTACGCCATTTACTATTACAAAAGATTTTGTTTAAGCAAATCGAGTATCTACTAATAACTAAAAAAAAACATATTTAAGGTGAAAATGTAGCTGGTGCTCTACTTCCGTGAACGCGAGAATCTCCGTCTGGATCTAAACCTCTAAACGCTTCGAGCTGTGCCCCTCTTGCATCTGGATTACACATAAGTGGGTTTTGTCTACACGTTTGTTCTCTCTTCCCATGAATAAACTCATAATGCGAATCAGCCGTTAACGCAACGTCTGGGACAGTTACAAATTGTCTAGACATGGCATTTCTGTGATATTCTGGTGCAGATGATCTCGAACGAGCTGGTCCATATTTAACACCGTCTGTGACTAAATTATTAACACTTGTTTTTACGGTTGGGTAATAACAAGCTGATGGTCTATCTGGTCTATCACCAAATTCAGACATGAGAACATTTCCCATGGGGTTATCTTTTGTTGGTAATTGACACTGACCGTATTTATATTCTGGTTGTTTACCTCTGTTAAGAGATTCTTTAACCATATTAGATTTTTCCATTATGTAAAGTACGCCTAGTGCTGTACCACCTATAACAAATATACGCACGTCTCTTTTGATTAAATAGATTATACATGTCGCATAAATTATAAAACGTGCTGCCGAATTTACACGTTCTTCTGATGATTGTGTACTGGATGGCCAAAAATTTAAAACTTTATCTGTACGAATAAGCTGTTTAGGATCGTCGAACCACGATGTCATTTATATAATAGGAGTTTATTTTTTACCGTTGCCTAACATTCCACCGAGCATACCCTGCATGGTTTTCATAAGTTGCTCTTCGTTCATGTTACCTGCATCATCGCCCATACTATCTGCACATTGCTTGGCAACCTTTTCAATCATATTAAGTGTGTCGGCTGGTATAGTTTTGATAGTTGTACCAAGCATATACAACGTTTGTACGTATTGCCAGATAGCATCTTTTGTTTTTTGAGAACACCCGTCCCAATGTTTTTCTAAATTAACACCTTTCATAAAATCAAGATTTTTAGATTCCTCAATAAAAAATGTTTCATCCTTTGACGAAATTTTATCCGCATAAGGCATTACATTAGACATGAAACCGTCAACAACTAGTCTTGGGTTAGTATCTTTCATAAGATCGAATGCAGATCTACATTTTTTCAAACCTTTCTCTTCTGGGAAAGTTTGCTGCAATTCGTCAATGAATTGACTCATCATTTCATTGAAAGCTGTTACCGAAGTCATTTTTGTAATAAGTATAGTAATACTATCTTTAAGTTATATTTAAAATGGTTCAGATGATATAGTCTCTTTCTTACCCAAACCGTTAGACACTATAAAAAAAACTAATATAGCAACAAGTGCAGCTGGTTTTGTGTATGCACTCATAGCGAGCTTACCTTCATTATTTAATTTTGCTTTAAAATGTATGTATCCTGCTGTAATAGAACCGGCAATTATACCGGCCCATGCTGGGTCTCTTAAATAGTCTTCAAACTCCATTTAATATAATTGAGGTTTTTTTCTATGAGCATCGGGTGCATCTGAAAATAAAACACCTTCTTCAGGATTTTGGACAGGTCTTCTGTCACTTGTATTTATAGTTTTGAATTCGTTATCGTAAAAAGAAGACGATTGTTGTTCCATGTTAGTTTCCATGGGTTCTTCACTTTCGGGTATTTCCATAGGCTGTTCCTGTTGTTCTTCACCCATATTCATACCCATATCATCCTGTTGTTGTTCACCTTCCATAGGCATTTCGTTTTGCATATCACCACCACCTTCGAATGGTTCATTAGTCACTTCTTCCTGGTCACCTTCGAGAAGTTCTGGGTCTTCAGAATCACCGACTTCAGCATCACCCAAATCCAAATCTTGTCCTTCTTGTGTTTGAGACATGTAAGTTTGTAAAATTTGTTGAACAGGGATAAGTTCTTTTACAGCATTTTCTATACACATTGAAAAACGTTCAAAAAGTTTATCATTTCTCGAATGTTCGTTTTGTTCTTCGTGGTATATGTAAGGATCGTTATAGAGGGATTCCGCGGCCTTGTTATAACACATTTGAATGAACACTTCATTAGTAGGAAGTTTCAGTGATATTTTTTTGTTATCTTTGCTTAATCGAACAGCTGACAATATTTTTACACAACTTACAAAAACTGCAGCAAGTAAATCATTAAACCACGCACATCTATTCGCTATGTTATCGGAATGTTGTTTCGACATAGCATCACTCCAATTAGGCACTTCTTTGAGAAGTTTTTGGTACATTACAAGAACCTTTCTTCCCTTAGATAATTTGTATGCTTCATCATACATTTCTTCAAACGTCTCTATCATAACCGGACACATGAGAATACAAAGCTGCCCGAGATATTCTCTTTTAGCTTCTACGAGTATGTTAAGGTTATCCATTTATGATAAAGGGGAATTTTTTTATGAACTAATTATCGCGCTGTCCTGTATTTATTTGCAGCTTTTTTTAAATTTACGAGCGTTGGAAAATCTTCACACGATTCATCTTCTTGAGTATTTTGATCTCCTCGATATTTATTCTTTTTTGTGGGTCTCCAAGATATACATATTTCATACTCACCAACGACCTGGACCATAAAACCACCTATCTGAAACTGTCTAATGATATATTGCATAGCTTTTAGTCTATCAAATTGCGGATACCCCATAACATATGAAGGTATTTGTGCAAATAGATATTTTTGACCCATATCAACAGATTGCCTTATTTTCTTAGTTATCTGTTCGTATATTTTCGTATAGGTTTCTTTTTTCAGTTTGTTTCTTTTTTCAGCTATTTTTGATATATCATCTATACTGATCATTACAATAACGCTAATTTATTTTTTTTCATAGTATCACTCAGTTTTTCAATCAAACCAGGACCAGCCCTTTTTTGTGGTATTACAGGTACTTCAACCTTTTTAAGAGTACCATACATTTCCTCTGCACTAGTCACTTGTTTTTGTATCAAATCCGTATTCTTAATATATTCTATTTCGTTACCCTTTACACGTAAATAATCTTCAAATTCCTGAGGTTTTGTCGGGTTAATAAAAGGTTTATCATTCTCTGGTAAAAGTATATCAATTGGTTGGGAACGTATAGATAATATAGCAACCTCTGGTTTATCATCGATTTTAACCTTACTCGCGGACCGAAATTTATCTAAATTTTTTTGATCCTTCCTAAGCCTAATCAATTCTATTTCATTCAAGTTTTCTGTACCCTTAGCGAGACTCAGTTCAATGTTTTTTTCTGCAGTTTCCATAATCTCTTGTGTTTTTTGTCCGATACCGGGAGTTTCTATGCGAGGACCTTCGTTTAGGACACGAATATCAACGGCTATAGAAAACCCAAAATCAAAACCCTTGTTACCATATTTTACTACCATAAACATACATCTAAAAAGTTTACCACCAGTTTTTTTGCGTTTATATAATTTCATACTGGTTGTTTCAATAATGTAAGTACACAAACCCGTTCTTTTAGAAATAGCTTTATTTGTTTGTAAAATGATTTCATTCATGAGATCGTGTGTTATCACTATAGCTTCATTAACCTGTTCATATTCAGCCAACCGTATAGGTTCGTCAGATTCAAACAATTCATTTTTACCACCGTATTTCTCTTCTCTCCTGGATACGTATAATACTACCAGGAGAAAGACTATAACAGCAATGATCTTATTCATTTAGTATTAAATGCTATTTTTATTTTTTAGTAATGTTGTGATTTTATCACGTTATTTTTTTTACTATATAATTTTAGAATGTCACTTTTGATATACAGTCCACATTGTAACCATAGTTTAGATATAATTGATTATATACAGAAAAATGACCAATTGAAAAATATTGTATCTTACCACAACATTAATGAACGTGGTATCCCCCCTCAATACAAAAATAAAATAAGCAGGGTACCAACAATGTTAACTAAAAACGGTAAACTGTTAGTAGGTAACGAAATTAAAAACTGGTTAGAATCGTTATTACCGGTAAAAGAACTCGAAATGTGTGGGTTTGGTGATTGTAATATGACAACCTTAGACGGGGGTGAGAATACGAACGAAATGTTTGGTATCGATAGTTACGGAGTTTCTTTACAGCCCGCTATGACAGCCGAACTCGAAGAAAAAATAAACAAAAGTGTTAACGAAGCGTATAGTTCGCATACACAGGATATTAAAAATTAATATAAAGAAATGAATACACTTTAAACTTAAATGAGGTTAGCTACTATACAGGCTTCTGCTATTAAATCAACCTTTGAAGTACTCAAAGATATACTAAACGATGTTAATATATATTTCAAACCAGATGGGATGTATATAGTCACTCTCGATACAGCGAGAACATCTCTTGTAGATATGTTTTTATCGGCCGATAATTTTGAAGAATACACATGCGAACAGGAAATCATAGCCGGTATAAATGTATCGAATACATTTAAACTTCTTAAATCTATATCAAACACGGATGTTCTTATACTAACAATAGATTGTAGAGAATATATGCACATAGAAATACACAGTGAAGTAAAGAAAACATGTACGAAGTTCGACTTAAAACTTCTCGATATAAATGAAAATCAAATTGAAGTACCTTCCATGAATATGACAACTATAACACCCATGTCATCTTCCGATTTTCAACGAATATGTAGAGACATGTTCAATATAGGTAACGATATCGAAATAACAAGAACAGGAAATACTATGAAATTATATTGTTCCGGTGATTTTGCAAATCAAGAAACTACAATTCAATGTATAGAAGAAAGTCCTGAAATATCAGGTGTATATTCACTTCGATACATGAACATTTTTACAAAAGCAACGGGAATGTGTTCAACGGTCCAAATTATGCAAGAAGACCAAAACAGGTTTTTAATTTTAAAGTATAATGTCGCAAATTTAGGTGACTTGAAATTTTATTTGGCAACTAAGGTATCCGAAAATCAGTAATATACGATGAAGCGGTATCTACATTTTTTACAAACCCTATAATATTTTTTAAACGTATCGTAGGATAATCTTCTCTTAATGTTTCGTCGTCATAATATAACATATCCTTAACCATAACTTTCTGATTATGAAAATCAGACCTTGGTCCAGCGTATCTTCTAATCTTATTTAACAGGTCTTTCACAGGTTTATCATGCGAATCAAGTAAATGTGCACTCGAGAGTGGCATGTTAAACACAATACCACTTGTTTTTTCAGGTGGCCATTCATGGTTCATATCGTACGTTAAGTATTTGTACATTTTATCTCTGTACCAATATTTTATCCGAATAACTATTTTTTCAACATTTTCAGGTATTTTTGTATTTCTATAATCTATGTCATTAAGTGATTTGTAATGTGACATCATAGAACCATCCCATTCATCATACTCTTCGATCCAAAAATCATCTAATGTATCTTCGTCTGGTATAATTTCATTTGTGTAATATTCCATGGACGTTTCTATAATCGTATAATCAGATTTACCTCTTACAGATTTTAACGTGTCGTATACCCAAATAATAACATTAGTTAAAAGATTGAATACCATTATATATAGTTATTATATGGAAGGTAATTTTTTAAGTAGGTATAACAACAAAATTGAAAATTGGAAAGAACTAATAAAAAATGACCCAGGTAAAAAAAGTGAATACGAAACTGAGATGTCACAATACATTATACAATGTATGCCATATATGAATCAATATACATGCGATTCAAAAATAGAAAGTTCTACTGACAATATATTCAATTGTAAAGAAACGGTTGGTTTACAGAGAAAAGATATATTCAACGATTATCTCGCCGATGTCGAAAAAGTCAATGTCGATAGACCAGTTATTAAAAAAAAGGAAGAGTGTCCCAATTGTCCCGGGAGTACAGTGTACCATCTAAGAGATACAAGTGATCTCGTGTGTGAATCATGTGGGTTAATAATAGCATCACTTATAAGCGAAGAATTAACCTATAGAGAAGAACAGGAAACGTCAGAAAAAATTGTGAATTATTCATACAAAAGAGAAAATCATTTTAACGAATGGTTATCACAGTTTCAGGCACAAGAAACTACTAATATACCTACAGACGTTATAGATCAATTACGTAACGAACTAAAAAAAATAAAAATAAAAGTCGTCGAAGAAATTACACATGCACGAGTTCGAAGTCTCTTAAAAAAACTAAAACTCAATAAGTATTACGAACACGTACCTTACATAACAAATATTTTGAGTGGTTTATCACCGCCGAAAATGCCACAAGAACTCGAGGAAAAATTACGAATCATGTTCAAAGATATACAAAAACCGTTCGATGATAATTGCCCATCTGAACGTAAAAATTTCTTAAGTTACTCATACGTTCTCTATAAATTTTGTGAACTTTTGAGTGAAGATAAATACTTAAAATATTTTCCACTCTTAAAATCAAAGGAAAAATTATATCAACAGGATGTTATATGGAAAAAAATGTGTGAAACTTTGATGTGGGAATATATACCAACCATATAAAAAATATCAGTATAAAATAAATGAATACATTTAAAGTTCGTAATAACAATTCGAAAAAATTACAGAAAAATACCAATAACAATAACAGTAACACAAGTGCAAATAGTCCAGTGATATTGGGTAAAAAAACGCGTCGTAAACCTAACACAAATGTGCGTAAACCAGTTAATAGAACTAAATTGAGAATCGCACAATTACTTATAAAAAGACAGGGTCTTAAGAGAGAACTGAATATAACTAACGCTGCTATAAGAGTATTAGAAGCGAGAAAATAAAATATCGTTTAATATAAAAATGCAAGCCGATAAAGAATTCAGAAAAGCTTTGTCAGCCATTCTTAATCAGCTCCAAAAGGAAGGGAAAGCTCTCACGCGAGCCCAAAAAAATATGACAAACACGCTCAGGAAATCGACAAAAAATGTTAAAACTATGGTAACACCATTCAAAACGAAAAAAAATGTATCACCAAAAAAGAAACCTTCCAAAAAATAAATACGTGTGTATAATAAATGAGTTCGAATTCGAATTCGAATTCGAATAGGGAAGTTAAACGACAGAAAGCGGCAAATTCAAGCAACAGACCACGTATACGTGGTCGTAAAAAACCAGCTACCTTGTTTGAATTTAAGAAACGATTAAACGAACAAAAAGTTACGAAGAAAAGTGTCGTACCATCTCCACAAAAGGTAACAAATTACATAAACAAAAAGATAAACAACATGGTAAAATCATTTTTTAAATAATAATTAAAGAAACGCGTTTCATAATAGGTAATGAACGATCCGTATTACAATTTCTGTTTAGAAGAAATCAGGTTCTACACAGAAAAGATAAATGAAATTATAAATGAAGGGCTTAAGGACCCCAAGGCATATTACGAAGAGTCTAAAAGTGAATGGAAAAAAATATACCAAATGATACCTATTATGTATTTAATGAACCAGATGGAAAAGGATGATAAAAAATAATATAACTTATATTAATGAGCTCGAGTAATAGTCGATCAGTACCGCATCATAACAATGAATACTACGCAAGATCTCCAGAAGTTACATACAAAAACACGAGGAAGAGAAAGCCTACACCAGTAAAGTACAGTACTTATGCAAAATACTACAATTATACAAGTCCAGCTAGAAACTCAAACGAGTATCAAAACAGATTTAGAGTTACACCTCCGTCTAGTCCATTTAGGTTTGGGGTTGGATCACCTTCACCCATGAGAAGACAATCACCTCGAATAAGTGAAAGACAGCGCAAAGAAAATGAAAAATTAAAAGCCGCGCAAAAAAGAAATGAAAATAGAAGAAAAAAAGAAGCTGCTGAAAAGAAAGCAAAGGAAGAAGCTGCTAAGAAAGCAGCTGCTAAGAAACCAAAAACATTAGAACAACAACTCAAAAATGCAAAAACACTTTCAAATTTGAAAAAGATATACAAAAAAGGCGCGTTACAAAAACATCCAAATAAAGGTGGTACAAAAAGTAACTTCCAAAAATGGAAAAATTTATTTAATAAACTTGAAAAACAATTTTAATCTAAAGTAACATACCTAATTTCTAAATCAACGTTTCGTGTTGGTGGGAAATTTATAAGGTACGAATGTTTTAACCCTGTAAGTTTCAAGTAATTTTGTGCTTGAGTTACCATTACATCAGTCATATTCTTCACGGCTTTGAGTTCGAGCACGATTTCACTGTTCAAAATCAAATCCGCACGTAAATTACCTACATTATGCCCCATAAATTCTATGGGAACTATTCTTTCCGTTTCGTATGGTATGTCGTTTTGTCGAAGTAAGACTTCAAGTGCCTTATGATATACAGACTCGCTATAGCCGGGACCAAGGTTTTTGTATACGGTTTCGACATAATCCTTTACCATTTTATAATTTAAACAATTTACATCTTTAAATTATAAAATCATACCAAAATATCGTCATCACTAATCGGTTTTGATGGATACCGAGTATATACTTTCTGAATACGTACCATCTCAATATAAGGGGAGACCCAGAATGGTTTGTAACGTTTAGGGTTGTTACACTCTCTACATAACGGTACAATATAATCACCTTTATCATTTTCGCACGTTACATGCGCCGATACCTCGAACCATCTTTTACAGTCATAATTCGAGCATTTCTGCTTCTTCGACAATTTCTTTTTGAGTTGTTTTTTCTTATCACCGATTATATACAACGGATGTTTAGGGTTACCGGTACCGGGGGTATTTCTGATGACGGTATAACCGCCCTTATCTGGTAGATACACATCGCGACCGAGTTTAGCAGTTCGCTTATAGTTGGATTTACGTAATTGATTTCGAGTCTTTACCATTTTTTAAATAAATATGTAATTCTTTATGTATCTTTTATGGTTCTTCTTGTGGTGGTGTTATTTTTATTTCAGGTATATCTTGTATATCTATAACATACCTATCCCTGTTGTCCGTAGGAGAAACTAATACAATTTTACACATATCAGTGCTAACCATGGTTTGTTCTGGAGTTTTTAAAGGAATGACGATTGGTCTACACAATAACATCCACATACTTAAAATTACTTAATAATTTAATTTTATTATAGTATATACTCACTATGGAAAATAAGTTACCACCAAACAAACACGTTCACAAACACATTATTGAAGGTATAAAATTTGCCGATGAAATATTAGATGCTTTAGATGAAATATCACTGAAATATAACACACATATATCAGATAGTATAAACTTAGGAAATTTCGAAAGTCTCGATAGTTCTTTATCACATTCATCTAGGAAATTAGTCGAATACAAACAAAAATATGAAAATATTTTGAAAGAATACGAAGAATATTCTGTAAAATTTAGACATAAATTATAGAAAATATTGGTTTAAAATACAGTTCATGTTTACCGTCATTTTAAACACTTATCGAAAATTTTTGAAAATTTCACTCATATATATATTACAAATGAATAAATGATTTATTTATTTATTTTATTTACTAATATCTATTTCAAAATTGTCTCTAAATTATATGTATAAATATGTATGTATATAAAAAAGGTTTCGAATTGTGAACCACGGATTTATGGTCAAAAAAAAATCACAAAAAAAAAGAGCTTTTTAAAAAAAATGCAAATGTTTTAAATTAAATTTAAAACATTTTTTTTCGAAGAAAAAACGCACTCGCCTGGGAAAACTTAAAATTTTTAATATTTTTTTACAACCACATTTCCTCTATAAAATAGGTATAGTTTAGCTCGTCATTTTAAACACTTATTGAAAATTTTACAAAAAAATTTCACTCATATATATATTACAAATGAATAAATGATTTATTTATTTATTTTATTTACTAATATCTATTTCAAAATTGTCTCTAAATTATATGTATAAATATGTATGTATATAAAAAAGGTTTCGAATTGTGAACCACGGATTTTGACCCGAAAAAAAAGTCGTGAAAAAAAGAGCTTTTGAAAAAAAATGCAAATCTTTTAAATTAAATTTAAAAGATTTTTTTTTGGATAAAAAACGCACTCGCCTGGTAAAAACCCAAATTGTTCAAAAATAAACAATTTTCCCTCTATAAAAAAGGTCTAAAAAAGACTTAAGTTGTACCGTCTTTTAAAAAAATATAAAATAGATAACCATGTTATCTGAAAATGAAAAGGTACTTAACAGACTCAAGGCATACCTAAAAGATAAGGGACAGGAGATAAACAATGATTGGTATGTAAAAATTGAAACTCGAAAATCGGGTAAATCCGAAGGTGCGACCGATAATTACTATTTTTCGCCGAATGGTACACGGTTCCGATCGATGATCGAAGTTTATCGATTTTTAACTACGGGTGATAAATTTGAACGCGATGAAGAAACAAAGTGTCTGAAAATTACTGAAGATAACAATGACGAAATAATGGATGATTTATGTGAATTAGTATCAAATTGGTACGTAAACAATGATATTGAAAATTTACGCGACGTTAATTCGTGTATGTTTAAGGTAGAAAAGAAGAAGTGCGCTAATTTCATAGACGGGAAGTTACAAAAAAACAAAATTCAAATAATTGATGAAAAAAATAGGGTTACGTTCCCCAAAAATACCAATACTAAAAATATTTTGCATTACTCAAAAGCTAACGCTGCTAATCTGGTACACACTTTTTTCAAAACTGAACCAACGTGTTTGAAGTGTGGTTGTGATAAAGAATGTAAAGGTAAGAAGTTAACACGAGCACATACAATAAAAGATAGACCCGAAATACTCAAAATAGCTATATCAGAATCATACACGGGCGATGGTTATCATTCTGATATTTTTCTTCGAAAGTTTATAGAATTACACAAAATCTACCCGATCGCTACTTTATGCGAAGAATGTCACCGCGAATTTGATAATAGAAAATTGTAATTCTAGTTAAAGAATAAACAACTACACTCTATATATACTAATGACAGAAACGTACAACCAATCCCCGTGTGAATTCAGATACAAAATCGACTCGTGTTCGAAAGTTGTCGATGGTGATACCGTCGACGTTCTTATCGATTTGGGGTTCGACGTACTCATTCGCCAACGCGTACGATTACTCGGTATCGATACCGAGGAATCGCGAACGTCCGATAAGATCGAAAAGATTTATGGGAAACACGCCAAGAAACAGATTCTTAAATGGGTCACAAAAGCGGTCGAATCCGATAAGGACGATTGTGAGATCGAATTGAGATGTCCCGAACGTGACTCGGTCGGTAAGTACGGACGCGCGCTCGGTGAATTGTGGGTTTTGGAAGATAACAATTGGACGAACGTAAACAAGTGGATGTGTGAAAATGCCTATGCCGTTCCGTACGTCGGTCAGAATAAGAACGATGTTCGGGATCATCACATGTTACACCGAAAAATGTTAGCCGAACGCGGTGAACTCGTTATCGACGAAGATGGAACCTTTTTAACGTCTTCGGGTAAAACCAATTAATAATGTAGGTTTATATTATATGGAAAAACATTTTAGACGTCTTTTAGCGATAATTGACGAAAATAAACATAACGTTCGCGAAGGTGATTACATTGAAATGTGTGATTATTTGAACAAAATAAGGAAAAATTATTCGCGCGAACGTAGGAAAAAAAGTTTTAATACCTTTATTAAGATATTGAAAATAACTATACTTACAAAAATACTATTTCAAAAAAAATAATTAATTATATTTCACATACGGAACATGTTCTATATAATTAAGTTTAAGGCATTATATTTTTTAAATCTTTTTTAGCCTTATTAAGCTTCAATCGATATTTTCGTTTATTTCTATTAAAAATTTCTTTTCTGTTTTTAATATTTGCATTTGATGCCCCATTATTTTTCATTTGCTTGATAGCCTTTTTCTCCTTATTGTCTAGAATACTTATATTCCCTTCATACCTGAATATCTCGCGTTTTAAATAATCAATTTCCCACTTGTTTTTTTGGTTTAATTTTCTTGGTTTATTTTCTACAGTTTTAAAAATCTGTACAAGTCTTTCTGGTTTAACAAGATTTTTTCGTTCATTAAGATAATTGTATAAAGCATTTGAATTTCGAATTCTACTATTAGTAATATTGTTCGCCTCGAGTACTTTTATTTTTTTAGTAATATCTATTTTAGTCTTTTTAATGTCTTTCAAGGTTTTTTTAATATATTTTTTATGGTTTTCAATTTCGCGGTTGGACATGATACGCGGACGAAGTCCTTTCTTTTTTGAAGCGAGACCCTTGTTGTGTAAAGCGATTAGTTTTTCCCTTTGTTTTGCGTTGTTTAGTTTGATTAGAGCTCTTTTTAAACTTTTAATATTCCAATTACTCATTTATATTAATGAATATTTTTAATTATATTTCACATACTGAACATGTTCTGTATAATTAAAGATTGTAATTTGTGAGTAATAAATATTGGGGTACGACGAGTAGTACATTTACAGCACTATCCGATAATCCACCGTATATCTTATCTTCATTGATTGTAAAAGCTAATATATAGAAGTATAAGGATAGTATGAATTGTATTTTACTTACGTGATACACGTATATCATTGAATTGAAAATACCTACAATTGAAAACGAGTTTATATAGACCATATCGCGTTCGTCAAATAGAGGTTTAGAAACGCGTATTACAGAAACAGAAAGTATATTGAAAAGTGTGTATAAGAACCGGATCCTATTATTCCACGCGTAATGGAGTACCATAAACCCAACGTGTACGAACAATCTGTACCTTTTGTATACTATTTGACTTTTATACTTATTTGCATTAAACGCGTTATATATATGGTATCTACACTTAAACGGACAGTGTAGTATACACGCCATAGACGCACAATTTACCGGGAAAAAGTACGAAACGACCATGGGTGTGAGTGACGTTACCGCCGAAAGGAGTTCTATATTTCGCGGGTATGCCATGTATATTTAAGTGTTTCACATCTTTAAATAATTAATATCCTCCTTCACTTGCCTACGTATATACCAGCTCGTAAGGACATGTGAGTTCCCCATGTTTGTGGGTAGATTCTAATATATCTGGCCTCCACGGGGGTTTCGAAAAACACGTCAACCTTATCTCCTCCACCACTGGTATTTCCCGTATAAATAGCACCATTATCAACATCTTCCCATGTTCCAGCCACACCTTTGGCCTTGACCTTGAAAGTCCCAACATATTGAGAAGCATAATTGGGAGCTCTCTTTTGAATTTTGATACCCGAAATTATAGCAACCTTATCATTGTTTATCTGGTACCATTCGCCAACTTGGTTATTCTTGGCTGACCAAGCCTGTGCAGAATCTAGACGTCCTTGACCATGCCCCGTACCCATAGCATTATCATCATGTACCGAAGAGGCACTACGCGAAGTGTCCGGTGGATTTTTTAATGTTTTATTTGTATTCGCACCTTCCACTACATATTTAAAATCTTTACATGTAGCCAAGTGTTTTCCTAAATAATCTATATAATTTTCGTCTTCATCCTTATTTGGTATTTCTGCATTCTCATTAGTCGCAACATCCTTGATTAGCTCATCGTTGTAAAATTTTTCGAAATCTGGAGTATGGTCCCACGTGCAGTAATCCGTTAATTTATAACTCGTACCTGCTCCACTTTGGTCGAAGAATGTCTCAGTTGGTTTCATACACGCGTCTTTGGTACAATGTTGACTACATACATTTTTCTGTACCCAATCTAGACCTATTCGATCGCTTAATTTCTTTTTAGCTTTACAATACGCCCCGGATGCAGTTGCAGCTACACCACCCGTAGTATTCGAACCAGTACCTGAACCGTCTTCGCAATTCATTTTGGGGTTCCTATAGGGTTGAGTACACCCGAACGTCATATCTTCAATACCTTTACCTTCGAGGTTTCCATCTACTTTCTGATCTTCGGGTTTAATTTCAACTATATCCTTGCCGTAGAAGAAACACGTATTCCTTCTCGCTGCAACATCATGTTTTTCGTTATAGTGTCCCCACTGAGGGTACCCTAGTTCTTGTGCGAATCGTCTACAATCTTCTTGGGTCCCGAACCTTGGTTCTCCTCCGTACCAAGGTTCGGCGTTTTGATCTGAATCGACACTTAGTTTTACGGTATCTGTTATTTTGGGTCTACCACCAACGAGTGAAATACCGGATTTCAAATTTGCGAGTATATACTTTTCTTTCAAATAATTATCGACCTTCTCGCGATCAACACCATCTAAATATGTATCGTAAACGAGTATTTCGTAAACGTTCCAATCACTCGATTCAGTATCCATAAATTGTCCTACATTGATACCTATACTTTTTGGGTTATTAAATTTTTTTTGAATATCTGTATCGAAAGAGAATCCAGTACTTCTCGATTTACCGTCGGTTGCAAAGTAGTTATGTTGGGCGGTTATTCTAATCCATGGTCGTTTACCGTGTACACTTATGGGATGATACGTATTTGATATATTTGATATAGGAGTTACCCACCCTAATGGTTTACCAGCGGAGTTTTTTGTAGGGTTACCATAGTGTGCCACCCCTGTTTTACCACTGTAATGTCCTATTAACCAATTTATGTCGTACTCATACTCACCGACTTTGATTTTTTCTGTTGTATCACCACTTACGAATATACGTTCTTGGTTTTCTTCACTTCCGTATCGTGCAACTGCAAAAAACGACCAGTGATCGTTCTCGAATTTTTGTGGTAACGTAAACCCATCGTCCTTTGTCCCTTTAACATATTCACCCTTGAACCCTTCGGCTGTCGTGAGTGTACCTTTAATTTTTTCGGATGTTATATGGTTACCTTTACCCGATAAATCATTCCACTTGTTTCCTTTTAGTGAGGTCGCGTTATACCTACCAACGATATTACCCGGTCGCGGTAAAACCGCTATGTTTGATGCTTCGCTTCGTATTTCTAGGTTAGACGCCTCGACTTCGTCTTTGGACGTTATGTATAAACCTCCGGCTGCTACTATAGATGATAGACACATCATGAACATTATGAAAACAATAAATGTTGTTTTCCCTGAACCTTTAGCCATGGCTGATTCTTATTTATACCATATAAAAAAATTATGCAGTATATGGGTGTTTGTGTACCCACAAATTACATATCCATTTTTCACCAGATTTAACAGGTAACCCTCCGTGTAATGCCTTTTTTGTAATACACTCGTAATTATTGAGTGTATGGAAAAATAGAGAATCGCCCTTTTTCAATTTGTACGTCTTATTCAAGTTTGGGAAATTTGTACCACCTTCTTCGTAATCATCATTGAGTGCTATTATGAAAGTGTACATGCGTCTATTTTTATCGTTTTGAAATGCATCTTGGTGTGGATTATAAAAACCACCCTTTTTATACCTGAGAACTTGTAAATCTTCACAATTTTTGAGTGGTCGATCAATGTTCTCTAAACACTTATCCATAAGTTTTTTAACGACCTTATCCTCCCCTGGTTTAATCCATGCCGTTTCACTTTGTCGTACTTTCGTATCTATGTCTCTACTCATCGATACGGTCGATGTTGATAACCTTTTACTGGCTATATTTTTAATATGATCACACTCTTCATGTGTTAATACATTTTCTATCACGACCGGTTTGATATATATAGGGGCGATGTACCATAGTATAAATAGTAGAGCAAATACTAATAAAATTTTATTTGTTCTATTCATTATTTATATATACTGACACTTTTTATTCTATCAAACGTATATATTTTGGTAACGTGCAATTATACCTGTTTCGTATTTGTGTGATAATTGAGTTCGAATACTTTACCAATTCTTTAATTTCTGGTATAATTTCTATAGATTTATCAATAACCCACTGTCGCATTAAATCACTAGACGCATTCGCGAACATTTCAAATATATCACGTATATCGTTTAACTTTTCGGTCTGTTTATCGCGTCTTTGTAATTCTATTTTAAAATTGGTTTCGTCTATACTGTTCATCATGTAAGCTATTCGTAAATGGTGATTATCCGCGTCGTATATATCCGCGTATCTATACATTATATCCCTATCTATCTGATGTAATACAACGCATAAGTCTAGTATATTTGTAGGTGCATTTTCATGTCTCAATTCATTGAATGTGGGTCTTCCACCACACGGTATATCCGCATGTTCGCGCGACCTTTTCTGAAACTCGAAAAAGTGTGGGTTATGTATTCTCCCCTTTTCTATATTTCCAGTTCGCCAATTAAATGCTGTATTACAACTCGTACACCACATTTGTAAACACCCGTCTATTTTGTGTATCATTGTTCCACATTTAGGACACGGTTTTGTATCTTTGTTTATCAGTTTTATAGATTTAACGGTTTCCGGGTTACACTTATGATTTTCCTCGATTTTCTCATTACACTTTTTACAAAAAGTTTGTTTACATAACCCACATTTATAGTCTTCGTCTATGAATCCTCTACACTCCTCACTCGGACACATTCGAATAAAATTTCGGGACGAATCTTCTGTTATATTCCCGTACCTTAAAACATTCATTTCTTCTAATATAAGATCGGTATGGTCTATGGTATCGGTTACAATTGTTTCATGGATTCCGGGATCTCTTCCTTCGCGAACTGCTTCCATTGCTAATATTCTATTTTCTCGTATAATCGTTACTAATTCCTGGTATTTTAGTCGAAGTGTACGCATTTTATGAATTCGTTCGACGTGTGGTTGTGTTTCAGGCATACGTGCCTTTTCGCGTTCGAATAAAACACACTCCCGATGTTTTTTGTATGTCGTGTTTCTAAACTTTTTAGTACAGAATGAATCAACAAATCCACGGTTAAATTCGTTTTTACATTTCATACAATGTGGGTTTTCGTAACTCGATAATAAATATGTTTGAACACAATTTTTACACGATTCAAAATCACAGAAAGGACACGTTACCTTTTTGTGATTTGTTTTATTATAGTTTTCACAGCACACGGTACATTCCATCGTTACTTAATAAACTCAGTATGTCTTTAAGTTTTGTATTAAAATGTGTATTTATTATATATGATTTTAATTATACTTTTAATTTTAATTATAATTTTATTTTTAATACATACTAAAAAACCGACTCGGGAATTAAAATTGAAAAATCTATACAATAAAGAATATCATAGGTATAGAATAGGCGATGTATATACGTATGGTAAAGGTCCGAAGTATGATAAAGTAAAATATCACGAAGAAAATTTTCCAAATAGTATAGCTACAAAATACCTTAATTTATTGAAAAAGGGTGAAAGGAATAACAAAGATAAACTTATGCGTGTTATACACAACGAACCACAATTAGATAGCATGCCCGAAGATAACAGTTTTGTTTTACACATGCGTGTCGGTGACGTTTTGTGTAGACATCATGGAGCTAATGTAAAATTGTGGGGTGGGTCACCACCCATGATTAAACATTATACAAAAAAAAATAACCCTGGGTGGTGGCGCGATATATTGAAATTCATGAACGAGAAGAACCTTAATAAAGTGTATATAATTGTAGGATCACATACACCGTATTGTTTGTTAGAATCAGAAGATTTCATAATGGATCGAGTTAACATGTTTAGAAAAAATGGCAAAGATGTTGTTTTAAGAATTGGTAATACCCCTGACGAGGACATTTTATGGGTAAGACGTGCAAAATATTTCAAAACGACAGGTGGTGGATACGGTAAAGTTTTAGGTACAGTTGTACAAGAAAATGGTGGTGTATATAAAGAATGAATTCAGAAAACGATACTCCGAAATTTGAAAACTGTTCCAGAATACTAAGAGAATTTTTAAAGGATTATTCGCGTTCACCCACACGTATTCGTCGTAAATGTTTTTGTATTCCTAAGGTTGTAGAATGGAACCCTATAATTAGACTAAGTAATTGTAAAATAGTACAACGCACACGAAAATCTAAAATGAAACACACGACACCTACGACCGTTCTTTTTTTTAATTTAACGCGTTACCCTATTAGTATATCTGTTACGAGTATAGCAACCAACGTAAACGGGTGTGGGATTGGTGTAATGGGAAATACGTTAACAATGGACATGGATAAAACGGAAAATAAAATTCAAACTGTTCGCGTGTACCCATACGCATTTACCGATGACGATACACGTGATTATTTTAGTTCGGATAATTCCATGAATAATGCTAGGAATGAACGAGAAAAAATACACGAACTATTGCGTGATCAAGAAAAGTTTTTTTTGGGGGAGACGATGACGAAGAGTAAGGGAAAGAAAAAACCGCGTAATGGTCGAAGTACCAGTCGTGAAGAAAAACATAAACTCAAAATCGGCAAAATAAACCGGAATTTGAGATTATCATCGGCTATGATAGACCCGTGTTCGCACAGGTATTATTTATCTATACGAATACACGATACAGATGAAGGTAGATTACTCATGATAGATAATATACACAGAACTAATTACGATATTATTATAAGAGAGGACGATGTAAAAAAACCGGATTTTAAATAAACGTTAGGCATTTTATTATTTTTTGAAAAATGGATTTTTATCAAGTTTCCCATCGTGAAATAAAACTGGGTTATAACTCGTTCCATCTGCGTAATACACTTTCGTGTACCAAGATTTTGAATTTGGGTCCCATACTTCACATCTTTTTAATCCGCACTTATACAAAAGTTTTTCGTGCATATCGTCACGACTCCCCGTATATTCCCCGGATTTGTTTCCCTTAACAATAGTTTTTGCTTTCTTCTCATCACTAATAGAGCGCGCGTAATGTGTCATCACGGATGATAGACCTCTGTGCATGTTTTATTATTGATTAGACTATTTTTTTTATGTATGTTTAATTATTTTGATTCCATTACATCTGCTACCGGTGCTTCGGTTATCGTTTCTGGTTCTTTTTCTGGTGAGAGACCACACACACTACAACTTGCCATAATTATACCCATAATTCTCATAATGAAGCAAATTATTGCAAATGCGGAAGCAGCATCTACGTAGTTACAGTATTCGTCCACCTGTACCCAATCTCCGATATCATCACAATGTGCTTTAACGTGACTCAATGCAAAATAATCCCATATGGAACCCAAAAATGCAACACAATTCATAGTTAAATAAGTTACAGCAGCTCCTTTACCCCCTTTACTCGTACAACAACAGTTACCACAACAAACTAATACAGAAGAACCTACCAATGGTAAAATTGGGAAAGTTCCTCCGTACCAAGTTGTCATGGTTCCTAAAACTACCAACACGGCTTCGAAAGGCATGTGAATTGCCGCATAACATTTCAAATTTTTCATTTTTCGCGATATTGGTTGAATGCTCATTCTTTTTTATTATATACTAAAGTATCTCTTTTAAACTACTTTTTATGTTAATGGTGGTGGTGGTTTCCTGACTTTTGCAGATAAATTGGAAATGGTATATTTTGGATCGTGAATTTGGTTTAATAATTCTTTCTTATTCGACCTATTCGACCTATTAACTTGTTTTTTGAGTCGCAAACGCGCATTCAAGTTTGTGTGTACGGACATAACACCCATTCTCTTTGCACGATTCATAAATTCTCGTCGTCTTCCACCGGCCCATCCCGATGGAACGAATTTATTTACGCGCTTTTTTAATCTTTGTGTAGCTTCGTTAACAACTTTATTACCACCCGATATTTCTTTATTTCTAAGATTATTCAATCTTTTTTGTCTTTTATTTGCCTTGGCTTTTTTCTCGAGTTCAATTTTTCTATTTGCAGCTGCCTTTTCAGCTCTTGCTTTCTTTTCGGCCTCTAATTTTTGTGCTTTTATACGCATTTCTTCTAATTTTCGTTTCTTTTCATTTGCCGCTTTTTTATTAGCAGCTGCCTTTTCAGCTTTTGCTTTATTCGCCGCCGCTTTATTTGCTGCCGCTTTTTTCTCGAGTGCAATTCTTCTATTTTCAGCTGCCTTTTCAGCTTTTGCTTTCTTTTCAGCCTCTAATTTTTGTGCTTTTATACGCATTTCTTCTAATTTTCGTTTCTTTTCATTTGCTGCTGCTTTATTTGCTGCTGCTTTATTCGCGGCCGCTTTATTTGCTGCTGCTTTATTTGCTGCTGCTTTATTCGCAGCGGCTTTTTTATTCGCAGCAGCTTTATTCGCAGCGGCCTTTCTCTCTTCTAAGCGTTCCTGTTCGCGTTTTCTTGCTAATGCCCTTTGAGCTTGCTTTTCATTTTCCGCCTCCTTTAGATGCTGTTCCATTTCCTTTCTTTGTCTTTCTTTTTCTTCAACAATTTTTGCATTTTTTTCTGCTTTTTCTGCTAATGCCTTTCGTTTCATTTGCATTAACCGTTCGTGTTGTGTATTAGCATTCCTTTTCCTTTGAGCTGCTGCTTCTTCTATCGCAATTCTTTTCTTAGTCGCCGCTTCTTCGTTAGCACGTTTTTTCTGTTCATTTTTTTCCTGTCGTTTTCTCCTTCTTTCTTCTTCAATCTGTTTCTTTTTGTTTGCCGCTGCAGCAGCATTTGCCGCCGCTTTATTCGATTGCTGTTTTTTAAGTTCTTCTTGTCTTTCGGCTTCTCTTTCTTTTTGTTCTTTATTTGCTTGATTCTTGTGTTCTTTTTGTTTTCTTTCTTGTTCTCTTTTCGCATTAAATGCAGCTTTTTTCTTATTCTTAGCGAATTGATTAGCATACCTTTCAGCTGCGAGTGTAAAGTTCGTGAGAGGTTTTCTCGAATTTATTGTTTCTCTTCTCACGTTATTTAACAAATTTCGTTTTTTGTTTTCATTAAACGTTAAACTGGAAATTTTATTAAGCGCTTTTTGTTTTTTATTCGCGTAATTTTGTTCCACTTTTTGTTTTTTATTCTGTTCTTCTCTTTGTTTAGCTTGTAAGAGAAGTTGTTTACGTTGATTCTCTTGTTCCTTGAGCTTTTCCCTTTCTTTTCGAGTTTCCGCGTTTTTGTTGAGTCCTCTTTTTGTTTTTATCGCGGTTATTACATTAGTTTTAAATTTATTTAAACTTTCCGTTTTTAACCTATTTCTAAACTTTTGTTGAGCGTTAATGGGTAATGTCGATGTACTCAACATTTTTTCCAGTACTTTCAAGTTTTGAACTTTCTTATTCGCAGCAGCTTTTTTCGCCTTTGCTTCTTCGTTACGCTTGATTGCATTTTTAGCATTTTGGTTTATTTTTTCCTTTTCCTTTTTCGCGTTTTCATTCGCTTTCCTCTTTTCTTCGAGTTTTCTTTGTTTTTCTTGCAATTCTAAGTTCCGACGTTTTTGAATTGCATTTGCTTTAGCTTTCAAGTTATTCGCAATTTTTTGTTTATTGATCGCATTTTGTTTAGACGCAGCAGCTTTTTTCGCTTGTTCGTTTCTTTTATTAACTGCGTTAATCGCATTACTTGCCAGGTTTGCTACGTTTTGTTTATTTTTTCTATTTTTTTCAGACGCAGCAGCTTTTTTAGCTAGTTCGTTCTTTTTCTTGAGTGCTTCATTTGCCTTTTGTTGGGCTTCCTTTAATTTATTTTCCTTTTTTTGTATTCCACTTAGAATAGCTTTTTTCCTATCCTTGATTGCCTTCTCTGCTCGTGTTTTTGCCTTTTCTAAATCATAGCGACCTTTCTTTATTTTTCCGATGAGACGAGGGATTGGGGAAATCGATTTAATTCGTTGTTCGGAGAACGTGTTATTGGCAAACGTTTTTAAGAACTCATCGAATGCGGCTGAATTTCGTTCCGCATTTTCTTGTAATTTTTGTTGAGCTATTGCCTTACCCTTTCTGTCTTCTATTTTTTTATTTATAATTGTTATCGCATTTTCCTTTGTTTTTGGTCCAAATACAGAACCCTTTTCAAATTTGTTTATAACTGTTTTTGCATTCGCGTTATTACCATACTTATTTCTTAATTCCGCGACATTTGCATTTTTCTGCTTTTTCACGTTAAGTTTACCTTTTCGTTTTGCAACGATAGCATTGACTTCCTTTTTCGCCCGTGTAATATTTGTTATACCACCCCCTATAACACGTGCAACAACCGCATTTGTTCTAAAATCTTGAGCCCTGAAATTATTTCCATTCAAACTCGCGATGTATGTTTTTAATTCTTCCGCGCGAGCGAGTCTCTCTTCTTTCGCTTTTGCGTTTTCTATTTCTTTTTCCGCCATCTTTTCTTTTAATTGTTGACCAGATAGCTTCTTAGCGTTAATCTTAGCTTGTCTAGCCTTATTATTACTTATTTTCTTGTTTATTGTAGTTTTAACACTTTGTTTATTTGGGTATATGGGTTTACTACTAAACATACGTGTTTTTTGATTTATATAATTTTGTATAATTTTTTGATATTTTTCATTTTGGTAACGAGCATTTGTTTTTAACTCGTTTATGTTAGCTTCTCTCTGTTCTTTATTAGCCGCTTTTCGTGCATTATTTTCCTTTTGTTTCTTAATTTCTGTAGCCTTATTAATGGCGTTTTTGTTATTTTTATTTTTCTTATTCTTTTTCAGTTGTTCGATCGCGTTAATAACAGATTGTTTCGTTGGATACTTTATTTCACCCTTTTTAAACAAACCTCCACCGGTACGTTTTCGTGATTCAAAATTACCAATTATTTCTAATGTTTTATTATTCCACCCCGCGTTACCCGTATAGTTAGCTCGTAATGCATTTGCATTTGCTTTTATACCTTGATTTTGGGAACTTTTTATATCCTTTTTTATATCGGCAATAATGTCTTTTATGGATGTTTTGGGTTCAGCTAAAACGCGTCTCTTAATACCGTTTCTGTTTTGTATAAACTTTTTCGCGTTACTATTTTCGTTTAAGAATTTGTTTATTTCCTCTATTCTCTTAGCATCTCTAGCATTTGCCAATTTTTGTATCATTCTATGTGCGGTTGTAATTTCTTTACCCGCAAATTTATTACTGTTACCATTTTGAACGTTTCTTTTTGTATTTCTTTGTGTTCTTATAATATTCTGTACATTTCTACTCGATTTGTTAAGAGATCTACTTGCTGCAAACTGTTCGAGTTCCGCTATGAACTGTTTACGCGCTTCCGTATTTGCATTTTCCTTATTTCGGAATTTTTGTTCGATTTTTTGTTTCGCATTTTTGACTGTATTACTGAGTGATCGTGGCTCATTGAGTATATTATGTAATTCCTTTATTGAATTTTCGTTAAGTTTTAACGTCCCGTTATTGGACTTTAAAAACGCATTGAGTTTATTATGGTTCCTTTTTTTATAATTTTTGAATTTGTTTGATGCGTTATTTAAGGTTACATTTGGGCTATTTATGAGATTTTTAATATTCTGGTTATTCAAATTAAGTCTTAAACTACTTGCATTATTATATTTAGCTTTTTTAAGTTTTTGTTTTCGATTATTTTCGTTTTTTGCGTTGTTTATCTCTTTCTGTTTGTTTATTTTAGCCTGTCTTCTAGCTTCAGCTGCCGCTTCTCTTGCCCGTCTTCTTTCTTCTGCTCTGATCTTTCTTTCTTCTGCTTTTTGTCTCATTTTATTGAGTATTGATTGCTTTTTTATATTATTATTACCACTGGGAAATAACGTTCTTTTCACCGACGGTGTTGGTGGTGATGGTGCAGGTGTAGGTGATGGTTGTGGTGATGGCGATGGTTGTGGTGATGGTGATGGTGATGGCGTTGGTGCTTGTGGACCCTGTACCGAAGAAGCGGGTGTTGTTGGTGATAATGTACTACCACTTACGTTATTGGATCTACTTTGTTGTTGCGACGCGAGTGGTCCACGTGATCTTGGAAACTTAACAACCTGATTGATTAAATCTTTATAATCACCTCTATTAATTTTACCGACGTGTTCTTTAGCAGCTTTTTTGAAACGTTTGTGCCAGTCCCTAAACGATTCGTTTCCAATGTACCCTTCGTTTCTTAATTGTGTGTATAACTTTTCGGGTTTTTGGAGGTAAAATTTTCTTTTATTTGCTGCCATTGCATTAACTTCGTTTTGTGATTTCAATCTGAACCCACCCGCGAAAAAACTTGAGAACATGTTTTTTACACGCCCCCTTTCAGCTCCCTTAACTTCTCTATACGGCGACTTTGTATTCGAATTATTTTTTAAGAAGTTTGGTTTCTTCGCTTTACTAAACATGTTTCTTCCTCTATTATTGTTTCTATTGTTCCCATTGTTTCGGTTCCCGTTGGTTCGGTTCCCATTTCCTGTATTATTATTCTTATAGTTACCATTAGTTCGGTTAGAATTATTATTCCTATTTCCCATGTAATTAACGGTCCGGTTAGAGTTATTGTTTCCATTTTCACGTTTTATGTTTGACATCAAATTATTGGAATTGGAATTAACATTAAATGGTTTTACGTTAATTTTCTTTTTATGAACGGTTCTAAGACGAATTGGTTCATGTATGTTTAACGAGTGAAGTTTGCGCCCAATTATACTAATTAATTGGGCTTTAGTAAGACTTTTATCTGCGTGACGTGCAAGACCGACTTTTTTTGCAATTCGTCGAATACTCGCAACTTTTGTCGATGAACTAAACAGTTTTTCAAATTCCGATATTGTTAAAGGTGATTTTCTATCCAATAAATGTGATTTATCTCGACTTAGTATAAGCGGTGGTAACGGTAATTTGCCATCCTGTATAGTTGCATAAACATCACAGATTTGACCTCGGGTCAACTTTATGTCTTCTCCTGTGTTTTGTTTAATAAGAGTTTTTAGATTTTGTATATCTATTCCTGGATCGCACGCATCCATTATTGTTATAAACCAACAAAAAAGTTTATAACAATAATTAAGTATCTAGACCTTTCATGTACAAGTGCATTTTTTCTTCATAAGTCATACCAAATTTAAACACATCCACCTGTCCTATATCAATATCAACGACTTTACTGTTTTTTATTACGTTTTGTTGTCTATTATTTAACGTCGATGTTATTAATGCTTCTGCAAATTGTTTAGGACTTTTTATATCTTCTATAAATTCTGATTCCATCTTCATCCGAATAGACAGTATTTTATCACCCTTTTTATCCATAAAAGGTGATGATGGTAATGTTTCTAAAGTTCCCCCGTCTACGTATACCATATCATTATATCTGTACGATGAAAATATAAACGGTACGGCTATACTCATACATAACGCATCTATTACTTTCATATCTGGGTGTGTATCTTTAGAAAAATAAACTGTTTTTGACGTATTTACACAAAATGCTGATATGTATATCTTTTTTTCTATATCTGAAAAGGATGGATCTGATTCTAAAATATTAACAAATTGTTCTCTTATAGGTTTTAAATCGACTAAACCATATTTATTCATAAAACATTTCAGATTAAGTTTAACTATTTTATTACCATCCAATAACGCAAACTTATAAAGTATGTCGTCTATACTAAACCCTAAAGCTAACATTAAACATATTATTGCGCCTGCAGATGCACCTGAATATTCTTTTATATTATCAAGTTTGTCTTCCATAGTTTTTAAGTATCCTAGCATTGAGAAAATTCCCATTGCACCTGGTCCTATAACGAGGTATTCCATATCATCGTTTAATAATACTGAGGAAATTGCTTTCTCAAAATAGCGAAGACTGTCGCGAATACTACTGCGTGAACGACCGCTGCCGAAATACTTGTTTGTCCCGACATAAACAACCCTTTCGTTCCTGGTGGTATGCTTAATAATATACCTGGGCTGAGAATGATAAAGAGTATTGTCGTCACTATCAAATCGTGTTTGGTGAGAACTAAACCCATTGATTTCGCGATAAGGGAAAATGCGAGAAAGAAAACGAGTGCGTGAAATAGAACCGCGTTTCGTCCTGTGAGACCATCTCTGAACGCAATTTTGGAACCGTTTGTTCTGAGAAGAATTCCTGGACTGAGTGCTAAAAAAAGAGCTGCTGGTACTGCGACTTTCTTTGATGTGATATCTGGGAGCATGTTTGTGTATATATATTCATTACATATTAATCTAAGATCCGTATTCGGAATTATAAAAACAGAATTCGACAAAATCGTCATATTTTGCAAATTTCAGTATAAGATGTGACATAATTGCGTCGTCTAGATACTGTTGAAGTATTCCCCACATATAACGAAGATGTTCGTGGTGTACTTCTTCCCAATCGTTTATATGTAGAGGTTCGTTAGTGTAAAATTCGTCTTCTGCGTCGCTGTTTTCAGCTTCGTTACCATTCATGGCTTCGTAAACGTATTGATTCCAAACCATTTTTAATTATCTTGTTGTTTTTTGTCTCTGAGTCCCGTGAGAGAAAGTGAGGTTGATTCCTTTGTTGGTAAGTTATCGAGTATAACCTTTAACACACTTTCTGCCCTTTCTTCGTTGCCTTCAAAATATGTTAAGAGACCTTCTTTAACTGAGGTCTTATTTAACCCCTGTTTTCTGCTACTTTTCTTAACTGAAATTTTACCTTTTTTGAGGTTTATAACATCTAAACCATTATCAGTCATGGTTTTTTTGACTTGTAATTTTAAAGATTTTTCCGCCTGAACTAAAATCTTTATATCTTCTCGGGCTTCTGTAATTTGCTTGTTGAGTTCAACCAATTTAGAGACGCTGTTAGAAAGTTCGTCTGGTGGTGACGACATTGTTTTTTATATATAAATAATACCTGTATTCTTTAATTAGCTATTTTAACACAATGGTCTGCGCATAGTATCTGGGGAAATAGTGGAGTTATTCCACACGAATGGTTCCTTACCGTTTGGTGGGTCCGCTCTGACCTGTTGGTTAGCATTTCTCAATGCACCACCGACAGTTTCTGGGAACCCGATTTGGGCGCGTGGTTCGAGGAAGTTTTGTCCCGCGAGGATGTCTTCTGGTGCAAATTCACCGAAATCTTCCTGAGAAGCAACTTCTCTTGGGAGGAGGGACGAAGCGAGGCCGCTACCCGACTTCATTTCGCAAGAAGCCGAAGTTTCGGATTCGGCGCTCGCGGTTGGAGATGGTCCTTCACCCAATGGTGCGTACATGCGCTCTTCGACCGAATAAGCGGATCCGGAACTCATGTTAGTGAAAATAAGGTAGATGACAACTGCGACAGCAAGTGTAATTAATGCCTGTCTTGGGGTAATTTTTTTGCTCATCTTCATAATGTCTTTTATATATAGTAAATACTTTTTTTTATTTTGAATCTGGATTTTCAAACATACATCCGTCTGGGTACGCTTCAATTTCCTGGGTTTCCTTTTCCGGTTGTTTTTCTTCTTCGTGAATTTTCACCTGAACAATATTCCAAGATGGACCAAATGCTTTCTTTGCAAACCAGAGTCCTGAGAATTCAACAAAAATGGAACACGTGGTACCCGGTGCAAGTGTTTCGAAATCAACTTCTTCATTTTTAGAGTTAAAAATTCGAGTCGCTTCGATTTTGTCGGTGGATAAAGTGTCTTCTTTTGTATATGCATTTGTAATGGTTTTTTCTGGTAATTCTTTACCAAACCATTCCTTTGCGTTTTCAACAGCGGATTGGATATTCGATGCGTGTATCGTTTCGATCTTCGCCTGATTTTCTTCTCCTGTAAGTTCGAGTGTTACTTCACCCATTTCAGAATCGATATCTAAAACTTTTACACCTGGTAATTGGATAAAACATCTCTTTTTTTCATCCGTGTATGCCTTGACATGACGCATACCATCATCCGCTTTTGTTGGTGAATTGTAAATCATTTTTGTATATTATATTTTGGTTTCATTTCTTTAAACCAATAAATGGTATCATTGCTGATTTTTCTAAAACTGGTTTTGGAACCCATTGGTCTCTTATTGGTTTGAAACCATAGAGTGTTTCTTCCATATTAACATTTCGTATTTTAGAAGGTAATGGTCTTGGTTTAACAGGTCTAAAATTCATTTCGTTTTTCACATATGAACTGTTAGAACTTGGTGTCCATGCCATTTTTTCAAGGTTGAATATTTGATTAGATTGTGTTCTTAAATAATTAGGAGGTGTTTTCATTTGATTATGGTTTGATTTTAAACCATAAAATATGTCCTTACTGAGTTTTTGTTTGGACGGTGTTGTTGTTGAGAGTTTATACTTTTGTGGATTCACATTTGAAGCCTTTTTCATTACACCTGGTCCTACCTTTGTATACGTTCGGAACGTGTGTGCGGGTTTACCAAGTTTAATACCGATCTTCTTTGCAATTGTATCGATTGAATCTGTACTTAAAATTCTTTTTTTAGACATTGATCTACCTAAAGCAATCATACGTTTTCTATCCTTTTCGACTTTACCCGTTCTGAGACCCATTTTCTGCATCATGAATATGTCTTTTATAAGGTATGATTTTGTAGGTATAGTTAAGTACTTATATTTTCTTATAAATGATTTATTCCTGTTCACATTAAAATAGTTCATCTCCGTCCCACTAAGTCTTGTATTTATTTTAGCAACGTCGTAACCGAGTTGTTTTGGTCGCATAAATGCAATGTCAAGAATACCGCCAAAATTAAGATCTTGTAGTTTACCTGTCTTGATATCATAGACACGAAATTTCATATCCAGTGTGAACAATTCAACATCTATGAGTACATTAGACGCATTTTTTATGTTTTTACGTTTAGGCATTAACGAGTACCTTCGTGTGACGTGGTATCCCTTGGATCCTTTACTAGTAGCACTTGATAGACCGATATACTTCGCAACTTTATAAGCCCAATTCGTTCTATACGCTGCATTATTCATGTTATATTTTTTAATGTCGTTATTTGTAAAATATTGATCAGTTTCTCTAAGAACTGTTTGTATAATTTTATAATTATTACGCGATGCTATTTCTCCAAGTTTATTCCAAAGTAAAAGTTTAACAGCTTGTAATTTGCCAAAATATTTATTATCTGCTTTCATTTTTGGTACAAATTTGGTATCTATGTCTGTCGTTATAACTTTATCTTTGGGATCTAAATAGAAATTAACGGCCTCGCCCCCACTCAAAACCAAATCACCCATAGGTTTTAAAAATTTTGTTAAATCGTCTATTATATCATGTAATAATGGACGTATCGATTCTGTTACAAGTACTTTAGCAGCTTCTTCGAAAGATTCTTTCTTATAAAGCCTGTTTACTCTAGATCTAAATTTTTTTATATTATCCTGACTGTATACCGAAATATACTTGTATAAAGCCTTATCACCAAAACACACTTTCTTTTTTATCCATTGTTCTAAGGTATTATCCGTATAATCGTTAAATAATAAATAAAAATTGTTAGGTAATTTTTTCACCAGCTTTGGTTTGGTATTTACCATTATTATATTGTCTATATAATAATATGGATTGTCAGAGTGACGAAAATACATGCGATGAAATATTTGGCGAATGTAGGTGTTATGCGAGTACCAAAGATTCAAACCCATATGCGAATCAGGTTTGTGGTATTCGAAAAAATGGGATATTAATACCCTGTAAGTCAGGCTGCTGTGCGGGTGGGTGCCCTGGACAATGTAAAAATGTTAGACCGCGTCAACCTTATGCTTTTGCATACATAGAACCAAACGCAAGAATCGATAATGTTTTTAAATATATGTTTTTGATTGCTATAATTTTAACAATAATAAGTACAGTTTTAGTGATTAGAAAAAGTACTTAAAGATATTGGTTTAAAATCATATATAAAATGTCTATCGAAACTGTTCTTACCGAAATTGCCGCTCTCCGTTCTGAAGTTAAATCGCTTTCTAAAATATGTAGAAAAATTAAATCTAAACAAGATGATCCGACTGGTGAAAAGGCGGCTTCTCGAGCTAAAAATAATGGTTTTAACCGCGAACAAGCTGTTTCCGAAAAACTTAGAAGTTTTCTCGGATTGAAAGAAGGTCAACTTGTTTCTAGAAGTACTGTTACTCGTGCTATTAATACGTATGTAACTGCGAATGGTTTGAAGCACCCAGATAATGGTCGAGTTCTTGTACTCGATGAAAAGTTGAAGGATCTTCTTAAACCACCCGCTGATGTCGAAATCACTTTTTTGAATTTACAAAAGTATTTGAGTCCACATTACACAAAAGTTGAAAAAAAATAAACTAAGTTACTAAATTTACTTAAAAAAATATACATATAATATAATAAAACATGATTATCGATAGGGATTCTATCGAAAACCTTGTTGGTACAAAAATATCTAAGATAGATTTGTACCAAAAAGCATTTACACATAAATCTGCATTAAAAGAGAATGAGTCTTTACAGGGTTCATTTGAAACACTTGAATTTATAGGTGATTCTGTATTGGGTTTTGTTATAACAAAATTTTTATTTGATAAATACGAAAACAAACAGGAAGGTTTCCTTACAAAAGCGCGTACAAAACTTGTCCGCGGTGAAACTCTCGCTAATATAGCGAATAAACTCGAACTTTATAAATGGGTTCAGATGGATGAAAAAGGTATGCGTAATAATTGGTTTAAAAACCCTAAGATACTCGAAGATGTATTCGAGTCACTGGTAGGTGCTATATATATGGACCTTGGTTTACTTCACGCGAAACAGTTTATACTAAACATATATAACAATCCACAAATGGTCGATATGAACTGTATAATGATAGATGATAACTTCAAGGATCATCTTATGAGATATTGTCAAACAAACAATCTCAGTTTACCTGAATACAGGGTTGTGTATCACGAAAACGGTATGTTTTACATAGATGTTTATGTTGATAACATGTTTTTGGGTAGAGGTTGTGCTAAAAATAAAAAACAAGCGGAGCAATTAGCCGCTAGGTACTTTTTTTATCCTCCTCATCTTATGAATCAATAAAAATACTTAAACAATAAGATATACAATTATTTATAAAATATATAATGATAAAAACTTATTTGTTTATTGCTGGTGGTGTAGTTAGTATTTATATCGGTGTTAAACTATTATTTGCGTGGGATAGAATGAGCGATGAAAAACCACAAAAAATAACTTGTGATAAAACTGAAGAAGATGATACAGTATCATCTTCTTCGGGCGAAGAATCGGTTTATGTTGAAAGTGAAATACCATCTAGAAGTGGTCATACTGTAAAAACGACGTATAAACGTAAACTTATGAAATTATCACACATGAAAAAACAGGATCTTATTGATGAATGTACGCGTAGGAACATCGCATCTGTTGGAACAGTGCGTGTTTTACGCGAACGATTACGTATTGCGCGCGAAGAAGAAAAGGCTTAAAAATTATGAGACTAAATAATTTAGTATGCATCCAAATGTTAAAAAATGGTTAGAATTTGAGTATGCACCACAGAAATCACAGGAATGGTTGGATCTTAGAATGGGTATGCTTACAGCGAGTGACGCAGCGTCTGCTATAGGAGTGAATAAATATGAAACACCGTATCAACTTTTATTAAGAAAGTGTGGTAAAGGACCGGTTTTTACAGGTAATGAAGCAACGAGACACGGAGAAAAATACGAAGACGAGGCGCGTATAATTTATGAAGAAAGACATAACGAGGTAGTACACGAATTGGGTTTATGTCCTCACCCAAATTATTCATTCTTGGGTGGAAGTCCGGACGGTGTGAGTGAATCAGGTAAGTTAATAGAGATTAAGTGTCCCATGATGAGATCTATAGATGGTACTGTCCCGGAACATTACATGCCACAGTTACAATTGTGTATGGATATATTGGATCTAGAAGAAGCTGATTTTATACAATACAAACCAGAGGAACTTACTTGGCCTAAACCGAGTGAGTTTGTAGTTACAAATGTAAAACGTGATAGAGAATGGTTTGCTAAATATATGCCGGTTATGCGCGATTTTTGGGATAAAGTTGTTTACCATAGGGAACATGGTATAGAGGATCCACCACCGAAAAAACCAAGAAAGAAAAAAGAAATTATCAGACCAGAATGTACTATAGTTACAGATTCAGATGAAGATTATTATGATGAGTACTAATAAATGAACAAGACTGTATTGTATAGTACTGTAACAATTACTCTCGCAATAACTTTACTGTACGGGTATCTTTATTCACAAATGAAAGAAGATTTTGGGTTTACAGAAGATCCTCTCGACCCGTATTATTTTTCACTCATGACGATGAGTACGGTTGGTTACGGTGATTTTTCCCCTAAAACACAGCGCGCTAAAGCTCTTGTCATGTCTCATCATACCATTATCTTAGCTGAAATTGCAACTCTCATAAGTAAAGTAATTTCGAAATAAAAAATATCAAAAATTTCATGTTCCAATTTAGTAAAATTCGAAGATGAAACTTAAAATGTAAAAGTATAATATAATGAAAGGTTGTACCTCAGATATTAGTGATATCACAGATATAAAACCACAGGCGTGTGAACCTGTCAGTAAGGATAAGTGTAAATCTGGGTATATGGCAAAAGCTGAAAATGTTATTGCACCAGAAGATTCGATGGATTTATGTTGTAAATGTAATCGAAATTATGATACACCGTGTGAAGTGTGTTTAGATCCAAAATTATGTACAGACGAAGAGGCCGAACTGTATTACACAGACAACAACGAGTGTTTTAAACCACAACCTGGGCCATCGCCATCGGGTTCACCAGTACCAAGTGCTTCGGCAAAAAATGGAAGTGGGTTTAAAAAGAGTTATATTTATGCACTCATATTTATTATACTTTTGGTGGTAGGATTTTATTTTTATTCGAATCGCCAAAATAAATATTAGAGTAATATAAATGCAAACATTTGGATCAAGAGCTGAAGTATTCCACGGAACTGCCCTCAAAACGTCAGGGGGCCTTGAAAAGAAAGACCTTGTTCAAGATAAGTATGGTCGAATCGTGAGTAAAGCTGCGCGTAAGTCTGCACTCGACCGTATGAAAAGAGAAGGTAAAAAAGCACTCGTCAAAGTATTCAAGCCAAAAAAGAAAGGGTTCGGGCTTCAACCAAAGGAAGGTACAAAAAAATACAAAACATTGATTAAGAAAATGTTGTAATAGAGTAATAATGACGCTCAGTAAATGGAACGAGTCTGTTCGTGTAGCTAAAATTAAATTGGGATTAGACCCAAAGTCTTTTATAACATTAAAAGGTAAGTTATTGAAAGAAGCACAGGCTATTTATCAAATACTTATTTTAAATGATAAAACTACAAAATAAATTGGAACCCCTTAAGTCTCTGTGGCTCATATACCACGAGCGAGTTAAGTTTCCACGAAACCCCGAATTTTCTATTCAGAAAATACACACTATTCATTTCAACTATTGCAGTTCCCGAGTTTCTAGCGTATAGTCCATTTTTAATATCATCAATTAACGGTTTCTTTTCCTCGTCGTAAATGTGTGGTTTGACCTTATCATCAATAGTAGAATCAACTTTAACGCGGAACTTTGGTTCGCGATCGGGTGATTCCTTGATATTTGAAAAGAACATCGGTTTTAGTTCATCAACACTCATATGTTTACCGAAAATATCTTCACTTTGTTCCGATACTGCGTGTATAACTTTATTTTCAACTTCGCGCATACAATTATAAAATTTCTTTACAAAGTTACCTTCTTCGTCCCATCCTTTCATGGCAAAGTCAATGTTATATTTAGTAGGACCAATTTCAGGTGTGAACCCAGAAATACCAAAGGGCATATACATACGTGGAAAAATAATTTTCATAACTTTATCATCCGTCGTACATAATGAAATCTTTCGTCCATCATAGTTGGCAATTTTCAGCGTATCTTTAGCATTTATAAATTTTGCCATTGTTTTTGTATAAATGTATATATACGTTAAGCTTTAAGCTTTTCTTTTAAATTTTTAATTTGCTTTTTTGTATTTTTAATTTTGTTTTGGAGTTTTATTTCGGTTTTTGTTGCAGCCTTATATTTTTCGGTCCTGTTTTGTGGTGTATTTGTGTTTAAAATGTTTGGTCGAGTACTAGTTTTGTATAACACTTTTAATTCCTTTTCGAGTTGTTTTATAGTTGATTTTATAGCTTTTACTTGACTCGGACCCGTGAATCTAACAAACCTAATATGTCTTCGTTTTAATCTTTCGCGTGTATGTGTGTTTTCTAACATATTATTATTTGAATTTGGGGGTGTGTTATATATAGTTCTCATATGAGGAGACGATGCCCTTCTCAACCTTGTACCATTTGGTAAATTTCGTGGTTTAATATATTGATTGAATGATTTTAACGACATATACTTCTTTTTTTGTTTACCGTATTCAACTGCTTCATCCCCGACCTTGAAAGTATTACCTGATATGAAATCTACTTTATTATTACTATTACTGGGTAATGGAATTTCAACAAAATTCATATTGGACTTAATCCAGTTCCTTGATGGTATTATTCCAGGTTCGAATAAATTGTGTCTAGGACCTAATCTACTTCGCCCCTGTATTGCTACTCTTCTTAAACGACGTGCTAAATTTTCAGGTGTTGGTGTTGTCATTTATATAGTCTGATATTTTATATACCATAAAGTAATGTATTGGTTACGTCTCAAAATCATAGAGATACACGTTTCGTATATGATAATGAGGTACACCAGGATGAATAAAAAAATTTTTAGGCAGAACACATAGCACATTCCGCTTCTAAACTAAACTGGATCGGACGTGCCTTTGCCTTACTTCTAAGGTAATACATACCCGTTTTCAAACCCGTTTTCCATGCGTACATGTGCATAGACGAAAGTTTTGAAACTGTAGGACTTTCGACGAATAAGTTCATACTTTGACTCTGGTCTATATATACACCTCTATCGGCGGCCATATCAATGATTGTTTTTTGACTCATTTCCCATACCGTTTTATAAAGTTCCTTGATATCATCTGGTATATCAATAATGTTTTGAACGGATCCATTTGCCTTAACCATGAGATCTTTCATTTCTTTGGACCAGAGTCCATTTTTTTTCAAATCTTCGACCAAGTGTTTGTTTACGACGACAAATTCACCTGCAAGGGTTCGTCTTAAATAAATGTTTGTCGTATACGGTTCGAAACACTCGTTATTACCCAAAATTTGGGACGTCGATGCTGTAGGCATGGGTGCGAGTAAGAGACTGTTTCTTGTACCCTTTTTAACGAGTTTACGCATTGCATCCCAATCGTAACGACCACTGAACTGTGGATCGCGATCCCACATATCGAATTGGAGAATACCTTTACTGAACGGTGATCCTTTAAACGTTTCATACGTTCCGTACATTTCAGAAAGTTCGCACGAAGACTCGAGGGATGCGTGATATATCGTTTCAAAAATATCACGGTTTAGTTTCCTCGATTCTTCTGAACCAAATGTCATTCTAAGTAATATGAATACATCCGCGAGACCTTGAACACCAATACCTATTGGTCTGTGACGCATATTTGAACGCATACCATTTTCGGTCGGGTAAAAGTTTTTATCGATAACTTTATTGAGGTTTCGCGTAACCATTTTTGTGACGCGGTGTAATTCTTCGTGGTTAAACTCTTTCTTTTCAACATCAACGTATTTTGGTAAAGCAATTGATGCAAGATTACATACAGCGGTTTCTTCTTTATCGGTATACTCTAAAATTTCAGTACATAAATTCGATGATTTAATTGTACCAATATGTTTATGGTTTGATTTTTCGTTACATGCATCCTTATAAAGCATATACGGTGTTCCCGTTTCGCTTTGTGACTTGATAATAGATTTCCACACTTCAACTGCGGGTAGAGTATTTGTTGCAAGTCCTTCGTTTTCATACTTTTCGTAAAGTTCTTCAAATTCTTTACCGTAAACATCGGATAAACCCGGTGCTTTATCCGGACAAAACAAGGACCAGTTTTTATTGGTTTCTACGCGTTTCATAAATAAGTCTGGAATCCACATTGCCGAGAAGAGATCGCGGCACCGTGCTTCTTCATCGCCCTGGTTGAGTCGGATTTCGAGAAAATCCATTACATCAGCGTGCCATGGTTCAAGGTACACTGCAATAGACCCTTTTCTCCTACCCGCTTGATTGACATACCTTGCGGTTGAATTATATACCCGTAACATTGGTATGATACCATCAGATGTACCATTTGTTCCGCGAATGTGTGATTTGTTCGCGCGTACATCGTGAACATGTAATCCAATACCACCGGCCCATTTACTTATACGCGCACACTCTTTGACGGTATCGTAAATCCCATCGATACTATCCTCCTTATTTGCGATTAAAAAACAAGATGACATTTGGGGCCTGTGTGTACCTGCATTAAACAGGGTTGGTGTAGCGTGAATGAATAAACCACGAGATAATGCATCGTACGTTTCGAGAACTCGGTCGATATCGTGACCGTGAATACCAATAGCAACACGCATATAGAGGTACTGCGGTGTTTCGATAATATCACCATCTATTTTTTGAAGGTACCCCTTTTCTAACGTTTTCAGACCAAAATACCCAAAATCAAAATCACGTTCGTGTTTGATATCTTCCTTAACCTTAGCAGAAACTTCGAGCACTTCGTGCGTGATGATTCCTGCTTTATGGAGTTTACGCATGGCAATGTGGAAATTGTTTGCTGCACGTTTTTGAATGTTACTGGCAACAATACGAGTTGCTAAAATTTCATAATCGGGGTCTTTGGTTATTAAACCAATACATACTTCGGAAGAAAGTGTATCTATTTCGTGAGTTTTAATTTCATCATACATGGACGAGAAAACTTGTTGTGCTACCATTGACACGTCTACACTCTCTGAAAGTTCATTCGTGAGTTTGGAAATCCTGTTGGTGACCTTGTTAAACTTTACGTCTTCAACACGACCGGAACGTTTTATGACTCTCATTATATATTTCTAATTATACTGAATTTTTTAAATTGTTTTTTTTATTTGCACGTGAAATCTTCACTTCGAACAGTTGTTGGTCCTTTAGTTTCAGCCAAGCGATTGGGCTGAAGAAGGGACGAATTGACATAAAATTTACCTTTTGGGTCACCTACTTTGGCGACTGGTGCATACGAACCAACAAAACAAGCCGGTGGTTGGCATATTGGTTTTTCATAATTGCATGGTTTTGTGCTGTACGCTAATTCAAAATCGGCTGATGCTATCATTTATATTTACCAATAATTTTTTTCCAGGCCTATATTAAATGTGTGACGCCCTTCACATAAATTCTTTGAAACAATGTCCAACTCCATTGAATACCCTGTTCTTTTCGGAGTTTAACATGAATACTCTTCAGCGTGCAATTCGAAGTGAATTTAGAAACAAAACTGGTGTAGCTATTGACTACCAAAACAAAAACGATTTATATGCTATCATGCGTGTTGCTTTTATTAACAACTCAGGTGATCATAATGTTAATGTTCAGGAACAAGTTCGTCATATAAACGGTATTGTTATAAAAACTGCAATAGGACAAATCCAATCCGGTGTGTCTCAATATATGGGTTACATACACGATATAGATACACCAACACAACCAAATGATTTACCCGTGAGTACGACTACATACGGTAAAAAGTTTGGTAAAAATAACAAAATTGGGTTTTAATAACTATTTCTTAAACAGTCTGGTATTTATCAATATAATCATTATAAATAATCATTATATTGGTAATTTAAAATTAAATTAAAGTACGTTTATTTGTACAACGTGTAAGGTTCTGGTTCAATCATGTAGGTACCGGTATTACCGCTGGTGGTGGCGGGTTGCGATGACGTATCTGAACCTTCTGGTTCCTCTGGCGCTTCCGCTGGAGCTGGCGCTGGCGCTGGTGCTGGCGCTGGCGCTGGTATATTAATGAGATCAGCAAGGGAAGGGGCGGGGGAAGGGGATGGTGAACCGCCTTGCATAATATAGTAACCGGCTCCGGCAATAATTAGAATAACAACAAAAAGTGCTCCTACAGCAATTACAGCTGACATGGTATGTTTAACATGTACTGAGATTTAATTTTGTTGATCGATCCATTCTTGTGGAATTGTATAACTATGTCTTACATCCGGGTCGCCCCCTGGGCAAGATACTTTCCAATTTCTCTCATCTGTGTGCATTGACTGATTATATTTACATTTTTTATCATCTTTCCAACCACCTGGGTAAGCCGTTCTGAATTCGTCTTCGGTTTGCATGGCCCAGTGTTTGGGACATCCAGAACTACTGTAATTTGGATTTACACATTTTTGAATTTTTACTGGTATACCCTTAGATAATGGTGCGACACAAGCTGTTGCACCACCAAACCTATCATCACCCGCATCTCTATAATAACCCACACCGTCTATTGAACAATGGACACAGGATCCGCTGTCTCCGGACCCGAATACCCTGTGATCCTTAGCACATTTACTACATTTTGTATCCCCCTTTGTAACTTCATCACCCGCCGCGTGCGTGTATTTTTCGCCACAACTAACACATTTTCTATTTTTTACGTGGTAATTCTCAGCGCACTGTTTACAGAACGTGTCTGTAAATTCCGCGGGGTCGTCACCAGCTGGGTTAATGTACCCGTCACCACATGCAACACATACACCACCCTTGATGTGCTGGTTTACATCACATGGTGCCGGTGCCGGTGCAGATGGTGTAGATGGTGTGGGTGCAGATGGTGTTGGACATCCGTACCCCCAATCGCACGATTTCCAGTCCTTGAAATAAAATTGGTACGATCCAAATCCTATTAAAATTGAAAGTACAACACCAACTAAAATTAATACTGGTAATGGAATCATTTTATTATACGATTACATTTTATTATCTCGAGTAGTATTAATAAACATGAGTCAATTAATGCTTGACGATGAAAAAGTCATGAGTGATGTAAACCCATATGCTGACAAGAAAAACTTTTTCCCTCCTGGTACGAGTCGAAAACAAAATGATTATAAAAAATATAAACCACCAGTAGACGAACCCGAAGAAGAGTATGTGAGTCCAGCGTGTGGTGTTCTTACAATGGGTGTTGGTAGACTTGGGTATCGAAAAGATAAGTGTTCGTTATCTAGACCTCTCATTCCAGGAAGAAATATAGACCACGGGATGACGCAGCGAGAACGTATGGATTTCGATAAAAGTGAAGTTAAAAAGGAAGTTAAACAAAACGAGATTTCGACATCAACGACACTTATCAGTATAACGTGTCTGATTCTATTAATTGCAATACTCTAAATAATTTTTCAAGCCTGTAATCGCTAGTACACGTTTCAATAACCCTTGGTAGAGTTGTTAAACAAAATTCACGCATCATACGTTTTTGCCAACCGCACGAAACGTTAATGAGAGGCGGTATAAAACTTGGGTCTAAAATCTTAATACAATTCATAATACGTATGAGTGAATATGGATTATTATTTTCAAGCATGAGATTTTCCAATTGTACAGAAACCATTTTACGTCTAGTTTCTGTAGTTTTGTCTATACATGTATCTAAAAACTTTTCGTACCGTATCGATGTATTTGCATGAGGTTCAAACCTTGTGATAGGTGCTATTATATTTGTGCTGAAATAATCCGTGAATGTTTCGTATCCAAAACCTTCTATATACTTATCGTATTTTACTTCAATCATGTGTGAGTTTTCATAGTCTAAATTTATGATTTGTTTAGCTAATTTTACGAACTGGGTCATAAATTTATTTAGCTTAAAGTCTTTAAACTAATCCAAATTTTTTATCCGAAGTAAACTCAAGTTTCTTATTTAACTGGTTTAATTCAAGATCTTTTTTCTGTTCGATACCTTTACAATTGTGTATTTCGAGAATAATACACCTAGAACAGAAATCATAATTGCAATATTTGCAATTTATTGGTATTCCCTTTTTTTTACATTTAAAACAAGGCATACTTACATAACCTAAGTTAGCTTTATATTATATTTTTTTAAGTATTAAAAATGAGTACGATTTCATGTTTAAACAATGTTAACAATACTAATTTTAGGTCTATTGCAAACAATATGTTTTCTTATATACTTACACTAAACGAGTTTCGTGATAATATACAGAAAAATATAAGACCGTCGTGGATTAAGCTTACAACAATAACTATGGTATCGAAATTTGAAAAGCAAATTGATCTCGAAAAGTTTAAACGTGCTTTTCGCCTATTAAATGTACTCGATCTTTCTAAAATTACAAATTCCAAGTGTCGATTCGTATGGGAACAGAAACAAACAACTTTTTATAATCAAATAACAATGGTTTACCATGATGCGTATAGTACAAAATCCATTAAACTGTTCCCGAACGGGAGTATACAAGTTGCCGGGTGTTCTGATTTGGTGGATTGTAAACGAATTATAAACCAACTCTCTTATATATTCAAATTAATAATGGGAGATACATCTTTTATTGCACCTATTGAAACGTTTAAGGTTGTTATGATAAATTCTAATTTTAGTTTGAATTATAAAATAAACCTTTTGAAGGTTTCTCGACACTTTAGTAAATATCCGGATATTTTCAAGGTTTCGTTTGAACCCGATAAGTATTCGGCTGTGAAGGTTAAATTCAAACCAGCTAATGATATGAAAGAAATAACAACGAGTATTTTTGGTACGGGAAAAATCATAATTACAGGTGCAGAAACATTAAAGGAGGTGGCATATGGTTACAATATCATAAATACTACCATAAATGATATCGAAGATGTACGAGTTTCTCCATGTGAAGATTCTAAGAAGGAATTATTCGATCAGATTTCAGGACACAAAATTGAAAGTTTTATAAAACATGCCAAAAAATTAGGGTTCAATTCATGGAAATTGACAACCGAAAATAGACAAATTAATTTCTAATGTAATACTAATATATACAAAATGTCTCAAAGATTGGGAATGGCCGATGGTCGATGCTATACTATAAATACATCTAGCCAACTCTACACGAACTATATCATGAAAGAGAATGGTATCAAATATGAAGATAACTATTCTTTTCGAAAACTTCTCCAAGAAAAGGGTCCAGAACTTTTGAAACCATCCCAGGCGCAACAAAAAGATCAGTGTGGTTCCTGTGATAAAGCCCTTCTCAAAATGCCAAATATCTATTAATTTTTTTTAAATACACGTGTTATTTTTAAATCTAGATAAACTATATAATGGCCGCTATAGCAGCTGGTGGTATATGTTTTTTATCTACATTATCATCGTTATGTGTACAATTTACATCTCTTATACCAGGAACCAAAAACCATGTCATTAAAAAATATAAATTAGACGATTTTAAATCGATTTTCGATGATATCGATAAAACAGTGGATATGGAGAGTGAATGTAAAGATTTTGTAGACCGCATAGAAAAACTTAAAGAAGAAATAGGAAAAATAGAACCAAAATTCAAACAAGTAAAAAATATATGGGATTTACGCGGAACTTATGATCCCGATACCTTATTAGAAGAAGCTACAAGTATGAATATTGAGGAAATCGGCGAATTTACGAGAACACTCGAAGAATCGTGTGTATCTGAAACAGACAGAGACAAAATCAAAGAATTTAAATCGCGATCGGATGTTATATTGTCTTTAGAGGAAGGTAGTGATGAACTTCCCGGTGAATGTGCTAACTTGACTTCGTTTAAAGATGAACTTGGTACTGTTAATGTTCCAACACATGAATGGGACAATAAAGATAAAAAGTTCATAGAAAAAGAATACGATTTTCTCGAACAAGTAAAGAAAATTTGTGAAGGTGCGGAACAAAGAACGAATAATGAAAATACACAGGATAATGAGTAATAATACGATTAAAAAATTCTTTAAGTCTTCTAGATAATGACTCAATGTGCCATATGTTTGAACGAAGTTCGACAGACAAGAAATAGTAAAGCTATTCGGTGCGGACACATTTTTCATTCACATTGTCTAGAAAAATGGAAAAATAAAGGTAACGTGACGTGTCCCATATGTCGAAAAGTGTTTGATGGTTCTAAATTTAGGGTACAAATTACTGTATTCAATGATTACGAATCAACTTCGAATACAGTAAGTGTGAGTAATGAATTTATTTTTGATGCATTGGATATTATATTAGCTGTCGAACACGAGGATGATTTAACGAGTATTCTTGACGACTTTGGTGTGCGTGTGACCGACTTTGATCCCTCTATCCTTAACGCAGAATGAACTACAGTATTTCTTATAGGATAACCCAGGGTAATTCCGAGATGCTTTTCGTGGGTCTGTTATTGCTTTACCCTTAGCATCTACTAAAAGTGGACCAGTCGCCCAACCACGTTTGTGACTAAAAATGTTAGCCTTGAATTTTAATATTCTACCAGGAATGCATTTACCACCGCAATTTTTAACGCGACTCAGTGGAACTTGAAAAAATCTGGCTATACTTTCATACGTGTTTCCCCTTTTCACTTTATATTCAACAAACCCGTGTTGTTTATAAAAATGAAAATCACCTTGTCTAAAGTAATTTTTCTTATCACTAGGTGCAACAAACATCATGATTTTGAAATGGTTAGGTTTACATTTAGTTTCTGCATCGACTTTATAAATTTTTTTGGGATTATCTGCAATAACGCGTTGAGGTAATCCTTTACAGTGTGTGTAAGTGTGTTTTAAATTTCGAATACCAGCCCGTTCACCTGGGACACTTTTTTGCATACGGTGCCTTTCATAGTCACCAACTGCATACGCGTAACAATTGTTATTGTCTATACCAATTGCACGACCCCATAGTCTTTGGGTATAGACTGGTTCGGAACCGCTCAGGGGGAGACCCTTATTAGTTTTGTTCCTCATTAATAATATCACAGAAAAAAATATTATTAATTAGTAAAAATGATTAGAGACCTTGCCAACGCCAAAAAAATGAACCAAGTTTTGACTGAAATTCTTGTTTTTGTTATCACGATTCTTATCAGTACATTCGTACTCAGATTCGCGTGGAACAAATCGCTTGTTAAGCACGTTTCCGTACTTAAACCAATCAGTACCTTCCTCGATGCGTTTATTCTTTCGCTCTCGATAGCGGTTGTTCGTGGTATTTAAATTTCTTTATAACCTACAACTTCTTCACCATCAGAACTTTTCATAACTGGAAAAGCTTCAATTCCATCGCAATTGCCTTTTTCGCAATCGATGAATTTGTGAGGTATTCCTTTCTTTTCTAAATACGCCAACTGCTTTTTCGTCCACCCACACCAAGATGTACCATAAACTGTCCACTCCTTTTTAGACCCACCACCTTCTGGTGCTGGTGTATTTATTTGTGTTTCTGTTTTCTTACCTGTATTTATAAGGATATACACATCTATCAGTAGAAGTAATAATATAGCGAGCATGTTATTATACTTATTTGATATATTTTAATTTTATATTTTCACATAATTTATTTATTGTTTTACCATCCGTGTTTATACCCATATTTTTAGCTATTTTTACAAGTTCTGGTTTTCTATACGACTGACATTTACGTGTACCTATTCTTATATACCCCTTGTTTGTCATAACAACTTTAGGTACTGATTTAGGAACTGGTTTTGGTTGAATTCTAATACCAGGCCGTTTTAATACCGTCTTTTTAATATTTTTACTCGCTAAGTTTCTCTTTATTTCGTTCATAGTTTTCTTCCTCGCTATTGGTATCTTAACTTTTGTGTTTCTTTTTATGATTGTACTAATATCAATAGGCACAACTGCTTTTTTATACGGTGAAAAATACCTATCGTTAAATATTTGTTTAAACGTTGGTAATTTTGGGTGTTCTTCTTGAGCACGAAGACGGAAATCGTCTATTTTATCAGATTTTACACCTAAATATTCCCGTGGTAATATTCGTTCTATAAACTGAATTACTTCCATTCCGTTATGTATACCCAGCATTCGTATTTCCTGCCTTAACGCATTTAAAAAGTATTGTATATCATACATGGGATGTGACCCCCTAAATATACCCGATTTCGTTTTATAGAATAGTTTAGGGTCGTTATCTACTTCAGGGTTTTTAATACCATTTACCGTGGATAAACCATAATCTGATATTAATGCCTGTATACCTATATCATGAACTTTTAATGTTGAGTTATTTACTTTATATAATTTAACTCGGGATGGGCTTGTTGAATTTATAAGTACATTATCTGCGTGTAAATCGTTGTGTCTAAATGATGGGTACTTTTTTTGTATTCTATACAAATTGTATAAAATTTGTGTTACTATTGTTCTAAAATGTATAGGTAATATATTATTCCTGTTGTTTTTCAAAAATGATTTTAGAGTACCACTATTTGCATACTCAGAATACATAAATGTTATGTTATTACATTTTTGTATAGAGTAAGTTTTTATACCGCCGTAAAGAGAAATTTTTTTACCTGTTTTATATTCGTGTGATATATCTTCATTAATAACAATTTTTATAGCAACTTTCTTTTTACATTCCTTATCTATACACCCCATATAGACATCACCGAATGATCCTTGACCAATTTTCTTTGTACCTAAGGAACTTGAGTTTTCTATAGAAAGTGAGATGGATTTATTATCTGGTAAATATAAAAATTTTTCAGGATTACACCCCATACCCTGCATACTTTTAATTAGATTTTTACCTAAATTTTTTTTCTGAGTTGAATTATTTTTTTTATTTTTTGCGAGTTTAGATATAACTTTTAAATTTTTCAAATGGCGTTCACGTTCCATGTTGTGGTCTATTGTAGTAAAATATTTTATTCATCGATAAGATCGTTCATGATTTCCTCTACATAATCGTCATCGTTATTCTCTAAACCTTGGAAAGCAAATTTTGGAAGTTTATTGGATTCACCGCATAATACTTGAGATAATCGAACACTTACACCGAATTTATTATCAATAAACCAAACTTGTCCGATTTCAACAATACACATACATTTTTGACCCCTTTCGATATCATCCATACTGATTTGTTCGCGATTAGAATTGTAAACTTCGGATACAAATTCACCCGCTGAATTTGTTTGAACTTTTAATTTCAGTGTATCTGCATACCCTTCCTTACCCTGTCTAACCAATGGTTTATATAGAGCTTCACGAATAACATTGATATCATATTTTTTACCCAACCATTCCTTAGAATTAGTTGCAACAGTGTTAAGAATGATTTCGTCCAATTCTCTTAATTTAGTTGCTAGTTCCTGTGCTTCTTCGTTGTCGTTATCAAACGACAAATCAAGCGAATATGATGTTTTGTTAGTAGATTCATCTGTGAATGCACTCAGACCAAATGGTGAACGCATGAAAGGGAGTTGTAAGTAGAGTTTCTTTTTGTCGCCGCGCGTAAGAACGACGGATTTTCCACCGTTTTTGTTTTTCTTCAGAGCACTGAAGATAACGGTTGATGGTTCGAATTGGTTAGAAACTTGAATATTATTAGACATTTTTTATATATTATATAAGATCAAAAACTTTAAGTGTATTTTTTTCTGATAGTATATTAATAAAAATGTCTTGTACAGGTCATAAAAAAAGTTGGCTATTTAACGATTGTGGATGTGGGTGTAAAGGTAAAAAACAAGAACAAAAGTTTTTGATATCGATTATGTCTGCTTTGGTTTTCTTTATAATAGCAAACCCAGATACGTTTAGAATAACGCGAAGAATATTTGGTAAATGGATTTCGAGTCCAACTGGATGCCCAACCGGGAAAGGTTTAATGTTCCATACATTGGTATTTCTCTTGGTTGTATGGGGGATGATGAACATAAAACGAGAAGGGTTTGCAATGATGGAACCATCTCCATCAGGACCCGGTCCATCACCAGAACAAATTATACCAGAGGATGCTGTTATTATTGACGAAATTGATATTTCTGAAGAACCAGTTGTTAAGACTCCATCTCCATCCCCATCTCCATCTCTGAATCGGGAAATGGTACCACCACCAATGGCTGATATGCCTTCTCCGTTACCTGATATGGCAGAAACACAATTTTCACCATTGGACTCTGGGTTATCATTAGGTGCTTTCGATATAACAGGTGTTCCAGATTCAGCATTACCAGGTGAATTTAATAATGCGGAAACCGTGACATGTCAATGTAGTAATGGTAAAAGTATAACCATGAATTAAAATTCCTCATCAAATTCAATTGAAGTTGAATCTTCATCAATTTTACCATAATCACCAACCCTTTTTTCAAAAAAATTAGTTTTACCATCGAGTGATATATTCTCCATAAAATCGAATGGATTTTTAGTTCCCCAGATTTTATCGTGACCACTTTGTTTTAATAATCTATCGGCAACATATTCGATATATTCCGACATTTTTTCAGAATTCATACCAATAAGACTACATGGTAATGCATCTATTATAAAGTTCTTTTCGATAGAAACTGCATCTTTAACAATTTCTTCAATTACTGATTTAGTAGGTTTATGTTTTAACATTTTGAATAATTCAATTGCGAATTCTAAATGTAAACCTTCATCCCTGCTTATAAGTTCGTTACTAAAACAAAGTCCGGGTAACAAACCCCGTTTTTTTAACCAAAAAATAGCACAAAAGCTACCTGAAAAAAATATACCTTCCACACACGCAAATGCAAACAATCGTTCGGCAAAAGATCTATCTTTATTAAACCATTTCATTGCCCATTTAGCTTTGTTTTCTATACACGGTATAGTTTGTATAGCTTCAAAAAGTTGTTTTTTCTCAGAAGAGCTTTTTATATATTTATCAATAAGTTTACTGTATGTTTCACCGTGAACCATTTCATTGTGTTCTTGGTAAGCGTAAAACGATCTAGCTTCGGTATATTGAACCTCACTTGCAAAATTATCGTTTAAATTTTCAAATACTATACCATCTGAACCTGCAAAAAAAGCAAGAATATATTTAATAAAATGTTTTTCGTTATCACTTAAATTTACCCAGTCATCCATGTCTTTGGAAAAATCAATTTCTTCGGCAGTCCAGTTTGACATTTGTGCCTTTTTATACATAGCCCATAGATGTTCATGTTCTATAGGAAATACAGTAAAACGGTCCAGTGTTGGTAACAACATTGGTTCTGAATCTTCAAGATAGTCTTGAAAGTCAAAATACGTTCCAATAAGTTCATCATTAATAAAAATTTGTGGATATACAGACGCTTGCGCACCACAACGTCTTTTTAGTTCATCTTTGTCTACTATGATTTTTTTGTTTTCAAGTTTGTATTCTTTACATAAATCAACTGTTAGATCACAGTATTGACATCCTTCTTTTGATAAAATTTCTACTCCCATGTGTGCTAATACTTACAAATATTTTTGTGTGAAAACTTTAAGAATGATTAAAATTTCTGAAATTCAGCCTGGTGAATTAATAAAAGTTTTAGTCAACTTAGAGGACGATATTGAAGATGAAATGTATGCCAGCGTAAAAGAGGTTCACGACGACTACCTGGTCGTTTCGTATTACTCTGAAACATCCCTTACGTATAAAGGAGCTAGACTTTATGAACTCGAAAACAATGAAGAACTTGTTCAGGAGATAAATTTATCAGAACACCATCAGACTGTAAGTGATGATTATTTTTTTAACGTAAAAGACCATCTATATGCAATGATAGATGAAATAGATTCAGATGAAGATAGTAATATAATAGATGAATCAGATGACGATGGTAGCGATTTGAATGATTTTATAGTACCAGATAATCAAATAGATGGTGTTGTTATACCACCATCTAATCATAATGTAATTGATAAAGAGTGGAAAGAATGGAACCCAAGAAGCCCTGGTTCTTTAAGGTATAAGCAAATGGTAGATAGTATAGAGTCATTTGCTAAGATTCAGGCAGATGAAAATAATTTTTAACACCTAAGTTTCGCGTGATAAATATTAAAATTTATAAAATACGTCAATAACATGGAAGAACTGACTGCTATTTGGTCCGATGTGGATCAATTACTAAAAAAACCAATAATGATAAAGTCGGTAGATAATAATTTGTGTATAGATTGCAATCACGTTAAGATAATTACAAAAGAAGGTTTACCAACGTGTCCTAACTGTGGATTAGTTGATGATATGTGTATAGATGATCGACCAGAATGGACGAGCGGTGTTACCGAAGATGGAAAGGTTAATGATCCTTCGCGGTGTAGTGCACCTAACGTAAACCCTGAACTTTTTTCACAGGAGTGGGGTAAAGGTACTATTATTACAACTAATAAAGCTTCGAGTTATTCTAATAAACGAATGGCAAAAATTAATTTTCATCAATCAATGAATCATAGAGATAGATCGTTATTCCATGCATATAAGGATATAGATGAAGCGTGTTATAGATTACCGGATACTGTTGTTAAGGATGCAAAAATGATGTATAAAAAATTTAATGAAAAGAAATTAACACGTGGCGCTGTTAGAACTGGTATAAAAGCAAATTGTGTTTTGTTTGCGTGTAGAATGTCAAAAATTCCTAGGACCACTAAAGAAATATCAGATATGTTTTCAATACAACCAAAGGATTTAAGTAGAACATCACAAATGTTTAAGGAGGTAATGTTGGGTAAAACAACTAACACGTACACAACTTTACCCCATGATGTTATGCAAAGGTTACTAAATTCATTTGATGTTTCCAGAGAAGAACGTTTAAAGTGTAATAACATGTGTTCTAGATTGGAGACATGTTCTGATCTTATGAGTAAAACGCCAAATAGTGTTGCTTCAGTTATAATATATATGGTATTGAAACACCGTGTAAATAAAAATGAAATTAACGAAAAATGCGTTGTATCTATACCTACGATTAATAAAATAGAAAATATAATAAAAAAATACTTAGAGGATAAACCAGTTTAATAATAAATGTCAGAAAAACCTAAAGTTTTTATAAGTACACCGTGTTATGGTGGTGTTTGTTTAGAAAAATACATGATAAGTATAGTAAAACTCCAACTTGAATTTATACGAGAAGGTATCCAAATGGTTTTAGATACAACAGAAAATGAAAGTTTAGTTCACCGTGCTAGAAATGTAGCGGTAGGTAGATTTATGCAGAAATCAGATGCTTCACATTTTATATTTATTGATGCCGATATAGATTTTGATCCAAAATCGATCGTGCGTTTAGTTCGTTCTAATCACGAGATTTCCGTATCTTTGTATCCTAAAAAGGTCGTTATGTGGGATCAAGCAAAACACGCTGTTGAAAATGGAGATACTAGAGATATGGCAATGCTTTCTTCGTGTCTAGTTGCAAATGTAGGAGCTACACAAAGAAATGTTGAGAATGGGTTTGTTGAAGTTCTTGATGGTCCAACTGGTTTTATGGTTATAAAAAGAGAAGCTTTTGAAAAAATGCACGAACATTATACAGATTTAAATTGTAAAAATGATCACCAAAATCGAGACTTTGATGATTATTGTGCCGTGTTTGATTGCATGATAGATCCAGACACTAAAAGATATCTTTCGGAGGATTATGCATTTTGCAGAAGGTGGCAACAAATTGGGGGTAAAATTTACGCAGATGTCCATACAAGTTTAGGTCATATTGGTAATTTACCATTTTCTGGGTGTTTAGAAGAAAGGCTTAAGGCTTAGCGTTTTTAATACATAAAATGAAATTTGCTTCTATAATAGTTACTCGTAATAAATCATGTCACGTAAAAACTTTACACACTATTCTTAGATTTAATTTATTTTGTTTACAAAAAGGAGGTGTTGAAAATGAAGTTGTTTTTGTTAACGATGATCCTTTTGAAAAATCTGAAATAATTCATAGGTATATGAAAACGCACGAAAGATTGTTTTTTGTTGATTATGGTATTCATGTAGATGACGAATCATTAAAAATACTTTTCCAAAATCATGATGGTATTGGCTGTTTAGTTCTACCAGGTGTTAAAGAGGGTATAGATTGGAACATGTTTAAAAATAAAGTAAAGAATAAATCTAAAGAACCGGTCGAACAATTAGGATTATCGTTTGATACAGTGGTTGACCGTAATAAAAAAATTTCCGATGGTATTTATGTAGTGAGTACAACAAGTGCAAAATCGTGGCTTATGTTAACTAAAAATGTAATTAAGCACATAAAAGATAAAAAATCATCTAATTTTAAAATATACCCTAAATTAGAAACCATGTTTTCCAAATTTAAGGAGTCAGGTGTCAAAATTCATGCGTATACAAAAGCTAAGTTAGTCATGACATATAATCATGAATGTATAAGTAATATTTTAAACGCATACGGTGTTAAAAGTAATTAAAGAATATAATTAAAATATAAAACAAATGGTACGTATTTTTGTAAAGAAGGAAGATCATCTTTACAAATATGCGATTCGATTCATGGAAGAATCATGGGGTACTTTAGGTAAAGGTATATTTCCGGGATGTCAACCAATATCTATAGAAAGAAAACATTTTGATACTTTATCAAAAAATGATTACGTTGTTTGTGAGAAAACGGATGGTGTAAGATATATGATGTTAATATTTCAATATGGAAATAAGAGAATATGTGCTTTTATAAATCGTGCTTTAGAAATGTTTACAGTTCAATTAAATTTCAGACTCTCTGTATATAAGGGTACAATATTTGAAGGTGAATTATATGATAACATGTTTATGATTTATGATTGTTTAATGACATGTGGTGAAGTGGTGGGAAATAAGAATTTTTTGGAACGTTTGGAGTATTGCGAAAACACCTGTAAAAAGGCACTTATTTTACCAACGGATGCAATTACATTAAAAGTAAAGAAGTTTCATTTACACGATGAATTTAATGAATTTATGGATAAGTATCTTCCAACTGTAAAACAAGAGATGGATGGTCTTATTTTTACACCCATAAATGAAAGTATTCGAATAGGAACTCACGAAACCATGTTTAAGTGGAAACCGAGAAATAAAAATACTATCGATTTTCTTGTTAAAAAGGGTCCAACTGTGGAAACACCTGGATGTGTACCTGGTACGTATGTATGGAGATTATATATACAAGATAGGGGCAAGCACATATTTGAGTCATCTATACCTATTGACCGCATGTCAGAATATAAATGGTTAAAAGAAAATGATATTGTTGAATGTATGTATGTTACATGGGAAAAGGGACCTTTTTGGTGGAAACCAATAAAGAGAAGGACTGACAAAACATTTCCAAATAGTAGAAGGACATTTTATCGAACCCTTGTGAATATTAAAGAGGATATTCAGATGAAGGAGTTTTTAGATTGTAGACCAGGACGAAGTGATTATCTTCTTTAGGAAAATTGTTTAATTTACCTAAATTATCGTCATCTTGTATTAACCAATCGTCGCCACGTTTTATAATAGACATGTAATGACCACCGTATTGAATACCTTTATGAATTATACTGGATCTTAAATTGTATACATTATCATCTAATATTAGTTGTTCTTCGATTTCGACGTAACTTTTTTTATCAAAAGAAATGAATAGTATTTTTGGATATTTTAAAAACGTAGTCCTAGTAGTTGCAACGTGGTGTTTTTTACCATTGTTATCGACATAATCTTCAAGTGTATTCCATTTGTAACCTTCTTCTATCATTTTTTTCAAACACTTAATATTTCTTTCCACATTTAGTATATGAATACAAAATGGACTTTCGTGTGTATTTTTGCTTACAGGTGATATAGTTACTTGTTTAGTTTTACCATATATTAATTCTTTTATAAAAGGGTAACTTTTTTCGAGTATATCTATTATACAAAAAACTGCGTCCTGTGCATCATGTGGTTCTCCTATTTTAAATCGTGGAAATACTTTAACAAACTCATTTAAAATTGGACCAATAGTAAAAACTTTAACATCATGTGTTTTGAAATAAATGTGAATAAGTTTTTCGTATTCTTTTGTAAATTTACATTCACCCGTATATTTGTTATCTATTATATGCGCTGATATTTCATGTACGTGCAATAATAATTGAATAGCTGAATTAAAATAACACGTATTTCCCAAATTTATAAAACCATGCATATAAAAAAAGGTGATAAAAAAGGCTTAAGAAGAAGACGCGTTTTATAAAATGTAATAAATAAAATGGACGTTCATAAACTTTGTGACGAGATTAAACCAATTCTTGATAAGTACAAAAATGATAAATACGTTGAAATGGAATTCAGATTAGGTAAATTCAACGGTACATTTTTTGATACGAACGTTGGTAAAGATGCCTTCTACAAATTCAAGGAAGGTTTAGAGATATATACTGGTTGGGAAAAAATTGTTCATTCATCGTGTGAAGTTTACTATCGTAATAACCACAATAATAGATTATCTATAGATCAAAATACAGAGGAAGATACACTTATTTGCAAAGAAAAAATCCTTACACAAGATTTTAAACATTTGAATAAATCACCTTATGATATAAGATTTAATGTATCCCATGAAATACCTATAGAAGATACAGGTGATAATCAATGGGATAGAAATAAAATTAAAGAGCGTTTCTCTTATATTAGAAAGAATTTGTCTATTGACATGACTATATGTTCCGGTATGGTTCAAGACATGGATGCCGAAGATTCTCATACGTATCAGGTCGAGTTTGAAATAATCGAACCAAATAAGGTTGATGATATAGATACATTATTTAAAATTATTCATAAAATTAAGGATTTTTTTAATATGAGTAATTATATATGTTAATCTGGGTATTAATTTTATGTTTAGTTTTATTCATATACTACGATAATCAAGATATAACATCTCGAGATTATGTTAATATTCTAGGTTATACATCTAAATATTTTTACATGAGTCACGGTGAATCTAAAAAAATGTTTGAAAAAATGGAAAATGATAATATAGCACACGAATCGTTAAAAAGTTTCGTAACGATGGAAGACGAATTTTTAAATTTAGAAAGAATATCAGTTTGTTCGGGTATTTCTCAGAAAGTACAGGCTTTTGCACTTTCAGATGAAATCAAAAATAAATTTAAGGGGTATGATTTTTCTTACCATGCAAAACATCTTAAACAAATATCGGAACCGGATAAAGTTATAAATCGAAATATAAAATGTTCATCATATAAAACATAATGCGTCTATGTTTAGTAGATTCCATTCTTTGGAAGTTGTCATAAATATACATAATTAATCCCGTATCATCAATTTCCCGATTTTCTTCCAAATATATATACGGATCTACAGAATCGTGAAATTCATCCGTGTAGTTATAATTTATTTCTAAACGTCCCATAAGTCTATTATTTTCTCTTCGCGTCTTTTTTATGTAATCGCATATAGTGTAATAGATAGTATCGATAATGTTTGATATTATACGTTTATCGGGTTTTTCCATATCATCTATCACGTTATTATTCTTATTAGAATTAAGTTTATAAAGTAAAAAGTTTCTTGGATTTTCCATTATACTAATTACTTTTTGTTTTTATTCTTTAAAGTGAATTTATTAAAATTGTTGTATAAGTTGTTTAATTTTTGTTGGTTTGTTTTACTTTTAGATTTGGAGTTTGAGTTTGAGTTTGAGTTTGAGTTTGAGTTAGAATTGAAGTTCAAACGTCGAACAACTGCATTCTTTTTTGGAGGCACTGTTCTTTTCTTTACCGGTGCTCTTTTAATAACAGGTTTTTTTGGTTTAGGTTTAAGTTTAGGTTTTGGTCTAGGTGGGGATGGTCTTTTCTTGTTTAACGGGAGCGGTGGAGCACCGTTTAGTTCTCTACGTAATTTAACATAATTAACGACTCTATTACTGTTTAACAAAGGTGTTTTTGGTAACGACATTGCATAATTAACAACTTTATTTACAACGTTTTTACCAAATTTACCGTATATTTTATTAGCTTCTTTTTCTAATAATAATTTCTTAAGATACTGTTTTTTGTCAATTTTAAATCGATATACCATATCTTTCTTTATTTTATCAGCCTCTCCCTTTTTCAAAACGCCGTTTTTGGTGACTAAATTCTTTTTCATTTCCATACGTTCCAATTCCTTTTTCACGTTATTGACATTTTCATTAATATTCATGACGTTACCATACTTTTTCAGCCAAGATTTACCGTATAGTTTAATTAAATCATTTTTAATACCCGCTTTGTTAAGTTTTCGTTTTATATTTTTGGGTGCCCTTTTATTCTTTTTCATTTTATTTAACATTTCCTTTTCAATTTCATTTGCGAGTGCGTTAGGAGAATTCGGTGTGTTTGGTCTATTTTTAAGTTTTTGGCATAAAATTTTAACGGTATCTTTATCGTTTACTGATATACCCCTAGAAATTGCAAGCGTAATTAACTGATCCTTTTTCATATCTTTACACAATTTATCGTTTATTTTATAATTAGAGTTACCCTTTTCTATTTTATCCAAAGCCTTGCAAATATCTTCTTTTTTGTTCCTGTTTTTTACACCAACGACACCCAATTTTTTAGCAACTTCAAGTAAAACGGGTTTTGTAAGACGTTCACATTTTCGACCACCAATTTTCATCACACCATCTTTATCGTATGTGATTTTCATATTTTTTGTTTTTGATGTTGTTGTTTTTTTCTTAACCGGCTTTCTTTTTGGTATTTTATAGCAACAATCGTATCCCTGTGGATTTTTCTTCGCGGTGTAACCTTCTTTACACGGTGGTCTTCTAGTTTTAGGACATGTAGATACTCCTATCTTTTCTTTTCTTTTAACTAATGGTTTAACTGCATTAACATTTTTATTTACTAACCCCATGGTGTATCCCATTTCATTTAATTTTTTAACCATTTCAATGCCTAAAGTATAAGCGTTTTCGAGGTTATCTGGGTTTTTTTCACCTTGTATTTGTACTATACCCGCGCCAAGCTGATCGGATTTTGATGAAAGAATGTAATTATATTCGTTATATTCAATGTATAGAAAAGGTGATCTTTCTGGATCATAAGAAATAAATGATTTTAGTGGGTTTTCTTGTGCTATTCTACTTAAATCGAAATTTGCGTTTATTGAAAATTGACCACCGATATTATTGTATTTTATATCGTTGTATAAAAACCCCGGCTGTTGTGTATACGTGTCTATTAAATATTTTCGTAATGCTTCTGGTTGTCTTTTTAAGTTTTTGGAACCTAAAAATCCACCCGAAAACCGTATTTTACCGTTTCTGTATATGTTAAAACTAAAATTTTTCTTATTCATACCATCTGACATATATCCAGAGAGCTGCACCGAAAAGAAGTTTTTGTTTAAATCGCCTCTCATACCAAAATTACTCGTATGTATAGCACCTGTTTGAAACCGGCCGTATATACCTTTGATTTCATTAAGATCTATTGATAAACCTGGTGCAATGGATGCATGTCCTTTTGGTTTGCGTTTTAATATATTTATTAAATCAACACGACTCTCTTGTGTAAAATCCTTATTTACTACTATATTGTATATACCTGGTTTTAAACTCCCGGTTCTTAATTCTGAAAATACACTTCCCTGTGGTTGTATAGTAGGTTTAGTGACTACTCTTACAGGCGGTGCCATATGTACAGGGTTTGTACGTTGTATTTGTATGTTTGAATTCTGCACGAACTGACGCGGATCCATACTTATACTAGGCTGAGAATTTTAATATTCTTCTTCATTTATCATATCGACTCCGATTACAATTTCTTTATTTTTGTATTGTTTGAAATTGTATTCGATATCTAATCTTTCTATTTTTATACCCCGACTACTGAAAGGACCTATGTAGAAATCTGAATTAAACCTTGGTTTTGTTAAATTATTGAGTACACAGTACGTGAAAAATCTTTCCTTGAATATATCCAACGGACACATATACTTGAGACCACCATTATCGAATTGTACTTTATCTGACTGTAAGTAATGTTCGAGCGCATTTGTAACTGTCGCGACCGATTTCCTGACTTCCTTAAAATACTGTGGAATGATGTTCCATATGTCTTGATCTTGGTATTTTTGTGCATATTCTAGATAACCTCTCACGCATTTTTGTAAAATAAGAGGCATTTCCCTTTCGAGTTTTAATTCAAGTAAAGGGTCCGTGTCTTCGTCACGAATTTGTTTCTTGAAATGCCATGTCATAAGTCTTCTCAAAATACTACCAGAGTTGTCCTTCCATTGTGGACATTCATTACCACCAAGTATACCCGGTACGTCCCACGTTATATTCTTCGCTGTTTCAAATTTAATTGCAATCGCAAGTTCTTCTCCAGAAACTATCGATTGAAATTCAGCCTGTTCTAAATTTAAGTCGCCCTTGATTTCTGGTGCGATAAACATTAAACCATCGTAGATACCGGATAAACCAAAACGTTTTTCGACGTTATTCGAAAGTTTCTTCACATCGTTTGGTTCATAGAATTTCTGAAAAACTTTAGTTATGAGTGTGGATTTACCAGAACGCGCAATACCTTTCAAGAATGGAATGATTTGCCACTTATCAATGTCATTTAAACAGAACGTTAAACGTCCACCCATAACATACATCCAATTGCATACTTCTTCTTCAAATTCCTGTGACTGAAGTACTTTATCAAAATACGGAGTTGGTATCTTTTTCCAATCCGTCAAGTGATGACAGTCTTCAAAATCACTGTCGAAGTATTTACAACTCACTATCGATGGATCAAGATTTGAAGCTTCTTTTGAGTCGTACGGGTAGAAAGCCGTTTTATACTTTTCTGTTATACCGCACCATTCCTTACCAATAAAAATACCGTTTCTGAAAGACCAAACGTGTCTATTTTTTACAATTTCGGGAAATTGCATATCACAGCAGTTACCAAGATGTTTTATGACTTGTTCTATTATACCAGTACCGTTATGTGTTAATTCCTTCCATAGTTCAAAACGAGATTCTTTGGGCGCAATACGATTAACATATTCCTTTATAGTTTCTTTTTGATTCCATGCGCGTGTATCAAATCCGTTGTATTTTATTTGGTTACAACAATATCCCCGGTACCTTTTGATATTACTCTCGTATAATTCTTTCAGGACAGTTGTAAGAGCTTTTTGAAACGTATTCAAATTTTCAACATCAAAAACAGATGTCCTGAAAATGGTAGGGTCGGATTTTACAGTTGCTTCAGCCCACGTCGGAAATTCGACTCTTTGTATAGTTCTATTGTATCTATACATGATTTGCCATGCATCGTCGAGTTGATCAATGAGACGGTTAATGCGGCGAGATATTGTAAAATCTTCGTCTTCCATTGTTAATATACCAAGTGTATCTGCTCTATTGAAGAGTGTACTAAGACGCTGGATAGAAGTTGTATATTTTTCATTTGTCCTTTCGTAAGAGAATTCTTTACAGAGACCATTTTCATCAAGTTCTTCACTATCGCAAAAAAACATGTATCCAAGCTTGAAAGGGTTGGTATGTTCTAACGATTTGAGACGAAAGTACTTTTCAAGTTTGCATAAGAAATCCAATAATTCCTCAGAATTAAATTTTTCGATAGATGTGTTAACAAGTATATTTGATGACAATACCATATCTGGATTTCTTTGTGGGTAATAAATCTCAGACATGTCTTTTATATTTTATAAGAATTTATCTTCTAAGTAGATTATTTTTTTTGAAGTTGGGATAACATTTTAATTAAAATTTTGTTTTGCATTTCAAGTTGCCTTGAAATATTTACAAGTGCAGAGCAGACTGTTTCTCCTTCCTCGGTCGAGAGAACGGAGCTCAATAACATGTTTGTTTCAGATAACGGGTTATCTAAATCATCAAAATCATCTAAATCGATATCATCTTCGTCAATTTCAGAGTCTTCGACGAAAGATCCAGAATCTTCAATTTCTTCTTCTGAAGAAATGTCTTCTTCATCAATATTTTCGGTGTGATCATCGACACTTTCGAGTTCGGGTACGGTATCAAGTTCGTTTTGGTTGGACATTTATATAACCCAGGAAAAAGCAAACCGTGTTTTTTCGCGAAATCATCTGAAAAAAAAATCTCAGCCTATAGTACAAAACAAACTAAAAATGGCCGGTGGTCTCATGCAACTCGTCGCCTATGGCGCCCAAGATGTCTACTTGACTGGTAACCCAAAAGTCACTTTCTTCCAGGCGGTTTACAAACGCCACACTAACTTCGCGATGGAAAACATCGAACAAACTGTCAACGGTACCGCCGCCGATTCCGGTCGCGTTTCCGTGACTGTCGCCAGAAACGGTGATTTGGTCGGTGACATGTACGTCGAACTCAAGGCCAAGGCCACTATTGGTACAGGCGGTGCCACTGGTTCCTCGTGGGTCGCTGAGCGTGCGATCAAGAACGCTGAATTGTCTATCGGTGGTCAAAGAATCGATAAGCACTACCAAAGATGGTGGAGATTGTACTCTGAATTGTACTTGTCCGATGCGGCCAAGACTAACTGGGGTAAAATGACCTCCACTATGTCGACTGTCGCCACGGATTCTAGACAAGTCTTCTTGCCACTCATCTTTTTCTTCAACCGCAACCCAGGATTGGCCTTGCCATTGATTGCCTTGCAATACCACGAAGTCAGAATCGACTTTGACTTGACTGCGGAATTCGATGCGTACTTGGACACGTCCGTCTTCAAGGTGTGGGCCAACTACATCTACCTCGACACTGAAGAGCGTAGACGATTCGCCCAAAAGGGTCACGAATACTTGATCGAGCAAGTGCAACACACTGGCTCCGATTCGGTCACGTCCAACGCGACCAAGCAAGTCAGATTGTCCTACAACCACCCAGTCAAGGAATTGGTCTGGTGTGTTAACGGCGGCTCCGCCGATTCCACTGGTTTGTGGAACTTCTGCTCTAACGCGGCTGCCGCCGACGTTATTGTCGATTGCAACCCAGCGGTCGGTACCAACGGTCAAGTTGTCCCAGGTCAAACCGGTCAACCACTTCTTTGCCTCGGTACTGCTACCGACACGTGGCAAGAAGATGGTGCCGTTGCTGCGACTACCTCCGTTGGTCCAGTTGACACGTTCAAGTTGGTCCTCAACGGTCAAGACAGATTCAAGGAACAATCCGGTAAGTACTTTAACCAAGTGCAACCATTCCAACACCACTCCGGTTCCCCATGCCCAGGTATCTACTCGTACTCCTTTGCGCTCAAGCCAGAAGAGCACCAACCAACCGGTACTTGCAACTTCTCCAGAATCGACAACGCGCAAGTTGCGATCAAGCTCAAGGACCTCGCCGATACGTCTTTGGCTACCCCATCCCTCGACATGTTCGCTGTCAACTACAACGTTCTCCGCGTCCAATCCGGTATGGGCGGTCTTGCCTTCTCCAACTAAGCGTTTCTTAGTGTATTGATTTTAGTAAAAAAATAAAATTTAAAAAATAAATAAAATTTAGATTTTAAAGTTTAGAACAAATTTTAAAGTTTAACCTTAAAGTATTTTTGTATTTTTTCGATTACGTACCAGTTTGGTTCAAGTTTTCCCGTTTCAATTTTGTTTATGGTATCTAAAGTTTCGCCTATTCTACGACCAAGTTCAACCTGTGTGTGACTTCTTTCGATACGTAGACGCTGAATCCTTTTACCAAGTGTATTGTCCATAACATTGATTAGAGTTTAACACTTAATACTCTACGCAATTTTTGCATGATTTTATGATCAGGGATAGCTTTACCCGATTCGTACGAAGAGATGATATCTGTTGATACGTTTATAAGTCCAGCAAGATCTTTTTGTGTATATTGTTTTGAAACTCGTGCCCTTTGTATTGTTAAACCTGTTTCCTTACCGACCTTTTTGTGTGTTCCTAATTCAGTTTCTTCGAGCTTTTGTTCTGGAGATTTACCCGAGTATTGACTTCGTTTAGGTAATTTGATTTCTTGACCCATGAACTTTACGTATTTTTCTTTTTCCTTTTCTTTTGTAACATTTTTACCATGTATAGTAACTTCGTCCCAATCTTGGTGAAACATGTTTTATATTATAATGACTTAAAATTTTAAGTAATAATATAAATATAAATATGTTAACTCTTTATTATGCGATTGGAACAATAGTTCTGATATCAGTCTGTTTTGTATTAAAAAACGGTTGGTGTTTGTGTGGTGATGAAGATAATGAAGACGGTGAGGAAACTCGCCCAAAATACGAACCCAAACTCCCAAGAGGGTTGTATTGGAAACACTAATAGGAACTCTGAAATATAAAGATTTAACGTTTATACTATGGTAATGGAAGGTGTTTATATATTTTTAATAGTTTTTGGAACTATTTGTGCTACGTATGCATTTTTTGAACCCGTTGTTAAATGTTATTATACGTGTTTTCCATACAAACGGGAACAAATAATTGAAGTATAAAGTTTAAACCTGTGTATAGTATAAATGATTGAAGCATACACAGATGGAAGTTGCTTAGGTAATCCGGGACCGGGTGGTTGGTCGTATCTTATAAAAACAAATCCTAAAATAGAAGCTAGCGGTGGTAAATATATTACCACGAATAACGTTATGGAAATGACGGCAATTATAAAAGTTTTAGAAAAGTTTTCGGAACTTAAATATAAATACGTCCGTGTTTTTACTGATAGTAATTACGTTAAAATGGGTTTAACGGAATGGTCAAAAAACTGGGAACGTAATGGGTGGAAAACTGTAAAGGGTGACGATGTAAAGAATAAAGATGAGTGGATACAAATGGTTGAATTGATGCGTAAATTTGATATCGTTGATATTAAATGGGTCAAGGCACATAACGGAAACATAAACAACGAGTATGTTGATACAAAGGCTAGAGAATACGCATACTTATTTTCTAAGAAATAGTAATGGGAGTTAACACAGCAGACCAACATCATTGGTGTCCAAAACAGGAGAAACTTCTTATCGGTTGGGCTGAAAAAGCTGCAGGTTATAGATGGCTACACAACTATTCGCGTATGTTTTATAAGAAACAGAACGATTGGTTATCGTACCCATGTATAATTATTTCAAGTATAACAGGTGTCGGTGGTTTTGCGGTTTTGAGTCCAAATGATGAAAGCATGTCAGACGAAAAGAAACAACAAATCATAGCAGTCCAATACTTTTTTGCGTTTTTAAACGTTCTCGCAGGTATACTTACATCTGTTTCTAAGTTTAATAACAGTTCAAAAATGATGGAAACACACTCGGCCATGTGTATTCAATGGTCTAAATTTTATAGAAACATCGAGATGGAATTATCACTCGAGACGGAACATAGAGGTGACGTAAACGAATTCGTGTCTAAGTGTCGACAAGAATATGATCGCCTTTTAGATGACTCACCAGATATTCCTCCAAATGCCATAGACGCGTTTAATATGGCGTTTCCAGATAAAGAAAATAAACCTGATGTATGTAATGGTTTGAACGTAATAGGAACAAATCTTGGCGGTGGCACGGACAGTGAATATAATAAACGTAAAATTGTTAAATGGTTAGCTAAATCGAGACCAAATACACCGGACTTAGAGCTGGGTAGGAAAATGAGTACGGAAGTGTCACATTGTGAGTTAACTTCGTTTCCGATTTCAAACCAACATAAAGGTAAGAAGTAATAGAATAATATAAATGATTGAATACAAAGAGTACGTTTTACGGTTAGTAAAGGTTGTATTTGGCTTAAAGTTTATGGTCGATGTATAGATATGATCCTATAGCTCAATTGGTTAGAGCGCGGTGCTTATACATTACTAGGTATACCTAAGTGGCTTTATCGTCACGTACGCAACGCCGAGGTCGCGGGTTCGACCCCCGCTAGGATCATACATACCTACTTTCTAACATGTTAAAGATTTAACACGTTAAAAAGTAAATGATTAGAGTTTTTTCAGTCCCACCATCACCCGAAAATAAAAGACACCAAATACGTAAAAATGTTTTAGAAAGTACATACTCTAAAAAAATAGATATAACACCCGAAGTGGTCGAGAATCCACGTCTTCAATATAGGTTTATGGAAGCTATAGACGAAGCGAAAGAAATATGCGCTAACGCGTCTTCAGATGAGTGTTTCACCGCATGGGACGAAGTTGACGAACTCGAAGACTCGATGATGCGCGTGGGTTTAAATCTATTCCCTGACTATAGTATGAGATACGGGTCACTGTTGCGCCGAAACTTCAAACTTCGTTTTAATATTCGTAACGTTGAAGACCATCACGTTATACCTGTACAATTTAGACACCACCCGTTATTTGATAAATTTAAATATGATATACAAGCGAGTGATAACATAATCATGATGCCGCGCGAAATTGGTAATCTTCGTGAAAATAGATTAACGCATAACGGACCACACCCTAAATATAACATGTTTGTAGGAACTATTCTCGATTCAATGGTACACATGGAACATCCCGAGCCAGAATTTAAACAGTTTGTTGACTTTTTAAAAAATGGGTGTCGTTTTCGTCCACAGGACATACCATGGTATTAAAAATATACATATATTATAATGGTTAATACATTTATATTTATACTTTTACTTTTACTTATTCTATTTTATAATAAAGTATACTATAAAAAAAGTAGTGTTATACCTAAACATGTTTACCAAACATGGCATAGTCGTGATATACCGAAAACTATAAAGGAAGGTATGATTTCTTTAAGAAAAAAAAATCCAGACTTTGAATATCATTTCTTTGATGATGATGCATGTCGATATTTTATAAAATTTAATTTTGGTAATCGTGTATTAAATGCGTATACTATATTAAAACCTGGTGCTTATAAAGCCGATTTATGGAGGTACTGTTTAATGTACATTAAAGGTGGTATATACCTGGATATAAAATACGACACGGTTGGTGATTTCAAACTAGATGCATTAACAGATCAAGAATATTATATTAAGGATACAAATGCCAGAAAATATTATAAAGATCAATATGTATATAACGCAATATTAGTATCTAAACCAGGAAATGAAATTTATAAAAAATGTATAGATAGAATAGTAAAAAACGTTGAAAACAGGGACTATTGTAAAAATAATTTAGATATTACTGGACCCAGTTTACTAAAGACAATTTTGGATGAAAATAAAAAATATTTGAAAACTAGAAAATATAATTTTAAAAATTATGAACATTTAGGAAAGGGTAATGTATATTACAATAAAAAATTAGTTTTAAAAATTCATAAAAGAGATGAATATTACAAAGTGAATAAAAACCATTATAGTGTATTATACAAAAATAAACAAGTTTTCAATGGTTAAATTCTTTTGTGTAAATTACACGTAGTTGGATCTTTTGTTGAATTTTTATTATTACTACCAAGTTCGGATCGATTTTGTGATATGTAAGCGGGTGATGTTACACACTTGTTTATTTTATTATATTGTATGTAATCCGAAAGTGTGTGATCATTTCTATGTCTCCAAAAAGTAACTTCATCTCTTTCCATAAATCTTTTAAGGAAACTTTCTTTCATAACAAGTGCGTGATTGCATAACATTTGTGTATCTACGGGTGCCCTATACAAATGTTCTGTTATACTTGGGTATGTCATACCACAATTTGCCCAACAATACCCTAAAAATAAAACTTCACAATCAGTCGATTTGAAATCTTTTACCGCGGCGTAAATTTTATCTAAACTTACCATGAATTTTATATCATCTTCTAAAAACATGACTGTTTCGTATCCATTCAAATACGCGTCGTAATAACACATGAAAAACGATAAAGCTACAGGTAATTTTGTCCAATGTCTGTATAAATGTAAATTTGTTGGTGAATACGTTTGACTTAAACGTGTATAGTCTTCTACGGATAGATCTGAAGGTTTTATTGCATCGAACATTTTATAAGGGGTCTGTAATTGTTCGAGCATTTGTGTTATGTATTTTTTCCTTTGGGGCATAGATATACAATATACCATATCGACATCCAAATTATGGTTTTCGTGTTTTACAGTTTTAAACCTATTCTTAAATCGGTTATATACATTATTTGGTAAATAATCTTCGCTCGGTGCCGTTATGGGAACAATATCAGGACTACATTGTTTTCTCGTTTGGTTGTATAATTTAACTAAATTTTCCGTATACGTTATATTTTGACATATTTTAATAGGGTCCCATCCGTTTTGTATCGTATCTTTATACGGACCTTTTTCTGCACTTTCAGTAACTAAATTCTCATAGTTTTTTAAAATGAGTTTCATACTTGATACGTATGGTACGAGGTAATCACCATTTTTACCTATTATATTACGAAATTCTTTGTTTTTTGTTTTGTAATTTTCATCTGAAAAATCGTTTATACACATATTTAACCAATCTTTTATGAGTTTATCACCCGGATTTGCCTTTATAAAAAAGTTTTCTAAACACGTTACATTCTTTTTCGAGAACCTATCTGCCTTGAAACAAAATACGGTGTCACCTTTTGGTACCCACGAACTTAATTTTCTATTTGTAAAGACAGAGGCATCTATCCAGATACCACCGTACCTATGAAGTAAGTATAGACGAATTAAATCAGATTTGTTTGCTTCGTTATTTGTTATAGATGAAAACTTAGCCATTGTTTTTTCAGGTATCCATTTTAAAACCGTGTTCCTGTTTAGAACTCGTACATCTGTACACGAACCTACCGTTTTCCAGTTTTTTATACACCGTTTTACGATTTTTGGTTGATAAGATGAGTGCCAGTACGTCCAAACGGTTTCTTCGGTTATTGGTTTATCCTCCTGGGTTTTTATATTTTTACACGCGAGTGCAAATAATATGAATATTAGAATAGTTAATAAAACTATTTTAACGTTCTTATAGTACTTCATACTTAAAGAATACATACATTATATTTTCGGTGTGCTACTGTCATACAGTGGTTAGTATCTTGGACTTTGAATCCAATCACCTAGGTTCAAATCCTAGCAGTAGCTTATAACGATGCCGTGGCCGAGTGGTCTAAGGCGCCAGATTAAGGCTCTGGTCCGAAAGGGCGCAGGTTCAAATCCTGCC